GACCCATTGATACATCGCTTTCTAAACCAGCAGGAGTAATACCCACTGAGCGTAGATCTTGACCTTGTGACGTTTCTAGTTCAGGCTTTGAACGTTCTTCTTTCCAGAGTTTGGAATTTTGCTGGATCTCGTCTTCTGATAATCCTAAGAAACGCTCTAACAAGAATCTCTTGCTCATGTAAGGCAATGCTTCTAAGCTAGTAAATGCTGTGATACGTGAAGTATCTAGTTCAGCTTGACGATAACTTGCAAAGTTTTGAGGTGGATTAAACTTGATCTGAAACAGTCCAGCATCAATATTAAATCCTCTCCAACGCAAAAACATTTTGAATTCATCGTCTAGCTTTTGCATGATCAATGCTTGCAGTCGTTCGCAATATTGATTGAATCTATACTCTTGAATAAGTGCTGTGCCCACTTTACCATCTTGCATGGCACGATCGGAATCGTCTGGTGCTGTGGGCAAATAGCTTGAAGGTACACGTAGACCACGGGCCATTTTGTTGTTAAAATACTTTAAATCGTCAATTTCACCAAGATTTTGTCCACCAGGTAAGACATCTACTGAGCTACCACGACCATCTACACCCACTGGAAAGAAGAAATCTTCGTTGATACTAAGTGGATTATAGCTGCTGTCCATGATATTTTGGCCACCACCGCCATATGTGGGAATACGACGTTGATGCATTTCATTCTTTACACGTTCTACAAACGCCATGGCCATGTGGCTAGGCATGTTACCTACGTCAATCTTGAACACACGACGCTCAGGCGCACGTTGCACACGATAGATCAACATGGCGTCTTCTAGCAGTTCTTTTTGTTTGAATACTTTGAAAATATTTTCTAAAATACTTTTGCCAAATGGCCAGAATGTATCTAGGCCTTCGTTCAGGCTCAGATGGACCACATGTTTAGCATCAATACAAGTTTCATTCACAGCACGATTAAATCTGCTGGTGCCGCTCATGGCCGAGCTAGGAGCAGTGTAACCGCCACCTTGCATACTGCCGCCAATGCCTCCGGCGCCACCTGAACTTGGATTGACCATGAAGTCAGTTGTGGTTTTAGCTGCCACAGTCAAGTTCTGAAAGTTAGGGTTAATATCACGGATGATATATTGTTCTGGGCGCTTGCCTTCGTTTTCATTCACAATCACACGCACCACTTTGCTCATGTCCACCCAGTACATTTCAAATGTTTCTGGGTCACGAACAAACACTTGATCACCGTATTTGATTGTGTTGCGGAACAGCTTGAATATGCGTTGATCCAGCTTGTTTAGCTTGACCCATTGCTGCATCTGTTTGCGGATGATTTCAATTTCATGATCTGTAGGATCTTCATTGTATGTTATATCAAAAGGCGTGTCGTTTTGCTCGTTCAGCTGAGTAGAGAATTCTGAAATAATGTCTAAACATGCATTGACTTCTGAATCAGCGTCCATGTTTTCATATTGATTGTAACGTTCAATACGGTTAGGATGTCCTGAATAAACTTCTGGTAATCGACTAGCATAGTTTCTAAAACTAAAATCAGTATCTGCTTGATTGCCACGACGTCCGTCATTTTTAGGATATCCGGGTAATCCTTGATCTCTGCCGCCCGCAATTGGGCTCATCTGTCCAGATAAATCTGCGACTTTGAAATATTTTTTCCACCCGGTGCCTTTGTTTGGTTCTGCCATAGTGAGTTATTTATTGTTAATTTCTAGACTGTTGCAGTATCTTAGCTTGTATTCCAATGCTGGTACGCATGAGCTCTACCAGTTCTTGTGTACTGGATGTTTGCATTCCGATATTGGCAACCATCGACATCATGTCACGACTCAAATCTGGATTTGCTGCAGAAGTAGATCCAGTGCCTGTACCAGTGGTTGATCCAGGATTGGAATTTGAGCCGGCTGCTCGGTCGGCTTGTTGTAATATGTTATTGGCTCGTACACCACTGGTATCACCAACTGGTGTACGAGTAGTATCAGCAAGTCTTGCAGAATTACCAGATAACACTTGATTAGCTTGCGTTCTAGTAGTTACTTCTCTGGGTTTTGCAGCGCCTTTGATGGCTCCGAATCCTTTGGCAGCAGTTTCGTTAACAAAATTTACAAAATCTTCTGGTTTAGTATTGGTTCCGTAACCGGCTGTGGCAGGTGCATTTTTTCCTCTTCCTTCCCCAGGGTTGCTGACTGATGTTTTTTTATCTAAGCCAGGAATTCCTGTGATTACTTTTTCAATACCAACAGCCAACTCCATCATTCCTGCAGTCACAGGTCCTACACCTTTTTGCACAAGCTGGTCCATGGCCAGGGTAGTTGCTGTTTGTGCCTGACGCATGGCCACTTGATTATTGATATCTTTATCAACACCTTCTTTTAATTTGGTTTGTTCTGTACTAGCAGCGTCAACACCAGTTTTTCTCAAAGCCAGTTGTTTTGCTTCAAAGTCTGCATATTCTGAAAATTTACCAAGAACTTTGTCAAATCCACCAGCTTTAGCTAATCCAGTTTGTTGATTAAGTGTTTTTCCAATATCATCTGCACCTTTTTGTAATGTCTCGGACGCTTTGAAATTCCCACTCATTATTGTCTGAGCCATCTGTGGCATAGCAATCATCATTTGTTGTGCTTCAGGTGTATTCACAAATCCACTTAGTAAATCCTGTGCACCTTTTTTCATGCCTCCCTCAAGACTATCTAATATAGCTGCATTTTCATTCTGTTGCGCCTTAATTGCATTAGCTTGTGCTATACTTTCTTCAGTTCCAATGGCTCTAAGTTCGGCTTGTTGTTGATCTTGTTCTCTTGTTAATGCTCGAAATCTCTGATCAGCCATACGAGCTTCTTGCTCTTTGGCTAGTACATCTGCTGATTTGCCTGTGAGCTTACTAAGTCTATCTTGCTGCGCAATATACTCAGCAGCTCCAGCACTAAGTTCTTGTGTACTTTTAGTAGAATTAGCAGCATTCATTGCCTGTATTCTGAGATAACTTACTGTGCCTTCGTTAATATTTTTAGTAGTCAACCCCATGCGTTGAAATTCAGACTGCAACCCAGACTGTTGTATTCCAGCAGCTACATCTGAGAATTGTTTAGCACCTTGGCTAACTGTGCCACTTAACTTAGCCAATGCTTCACTATTTTGAGCAATCATTGCTCCAAACTCAGGCAATTGATTCATTGTCATGCCAAGCTTCTGCATGTTATTAAATATGCCGGTCATGCCTTCGGCACTGGCACCACCTACTCGACTGAGATCTTGAAAACTTTTAAATAATGCATCTCCTTGCACATTGGCTCTAACAACGTATGCAGTAGCAAATTCAGTGATTTTACTAAATGCTGTGCCCAGTGGACCCAGGGTAGATAACATGGTGGTCATGGCTGTGGAGCCTGCATTAATTGCACCATTAAATGCACTAGCACCTTGGGCCCCATTGGCTAGGCCAGTGGTAAATCCTTTGAGTCCTTGCTCAAGTTGATTACCAGATTGTTTAGCAGCTGATCCAAACCCAAGTGTGGTTTTTGTAGTGTCTTTAAGGGCCGCTTTTAGGTCTTTTACTTCTTCTGTTAATTCTGCAAGTGTGGGTTCCGCCATAATATGGTCCTTGTAATTTTATCCTGGATCAAATTGATCATAATTATATTTAGCGAGAAAAAACATGCTACCAAACAACCCACTAACACAATATTTCCGTCAACCGGCCATCTACATACGTTTACCATCTGGTGGTAAATTTTATCCGCCAGGCGCACTGATGATGCCAGCCAACGGTGAATTGCCAGTTTTGCCCATGACATCAGTAGATGAAATCACTTATAGAACTCCTGATGCATTGTTCAACGGCACAGCCACGGTGAATGTGATCAAAAGTTGTGTTCCGTCTATAAGAGATCCATGGACTATGCCAGCATCGGATATTGATGCTGTACTTGTAGGTATACGTATTGCCAGTTACGGCCATGCCATGGATCTTGATGTAAACTGCCCAGCATGTGACACTGACGAGTTAATCAGCATTGACTTGCGTGTGGTCAATGATACATTAAAAATAGGTGACTATGAAAAATCATTAAACATTGGTGATTTGGAATTTTGGTTCCGTCCTATTCCGTACAAATTTGTCAACGACAACAATCAAATGCAGATAGAGCAACAACAGGCCATGCGTGTGCTTGATAGTGACGCAGATGAAAAAACAAAACTAGATCAATTAAATCGTAGCATGATGTTGATCAATGAAACCACAATAAAAACCATTGCTCAAAGCATTGCTGCTATCAAAACTCCACAAGCAATGGTAAGTGAAACAGAATACATCACTGAATATCTACGTAATTGCGATAGTAAAATATTCAATCAATTGCGAGATCACGTGATTGCAATCAAACAACAAAGTGATATACAACCACTGGCATTAACATGTAAGGAATGTGGTCACCAGTATTCACAACCGTTTACTTTGGATCTATCAAGTTTTTTCGTCAACGCCTCCTGACCTCTAGTCCAGAAGAGATCAGCAAGTTGATCGAAAACATGGACAAAGATTGTCAAAACATACGCCAGGAGGCTATCAAGATAAGTTGGTTTATGCGAGGTGGACTAACTTACGATCAAGCCATGGCATTAAGTATGCATGAACGTGATATCATAAACAACTTGATCAAAGACAATTTAGAGACAACAAAAAAGACTGGTCTCAATTTCTTCTAAGTGTTCAAGACTTGCGTAGCAAGTCTATTGATTCGCTATCGCTCATCAATGTTTTTTGTTTCTTGACTTAGTATCATCTAGATACTGTGGTCATAATTCACCGTATGCACGGTGAAAAACGCATCATCTGAGTGACAGCAGTCATCTACGGTAATGAGATTGTAGTTTCCTACGCGGAGGCGGTTGACCGGTACCCCCTACTCAAGCTTCACATATCAACGGAACCCTAGTGACCCGACGTAAATCCAAGTCCTATGAGCATGGGGTGTATCTTTTTCACAGAGCCCAAACCATTTGTTGCCTTAAGTTAGCAATTGCCTTTGACGCCCAAGTCTGGACCGGGTATTTCACCGTTCCTCAATGGGGCTGAGCCAAACGCTCAGCACAGTGTCTAGTTTTCTGAATTTAAAGGTGTTGCCAGGTGGGAGTGAAGTTGTCTAGAAGATTGTAGTAAAGACCTAGATCGCTGCCGTTTGTTTTGTAGAAGTTGTGAATGTTGTCAGGCTGACTGAAAAATTCGTGTTTGATGATATCAAAAACTCTTTTTTGTTCTGTTGAAGATTCGTGTAAACGATTGGTGTTGGCTGGCAGTTGTATATTGTGATTGTGTAATTGAAAAAAGTTTGTCATGCTGACAGATACATCATGATCAGACATTGCATCCATTGGAATCCAATTAACTTTGTTGACTAATTTTCCCAAGGTCAAATGATATGGTATTGAATGCACATCACCAATTATTACAGTGGTCAGTAATTGTCGAACATACTTTGTGGATATGTCGTTGAACAATTGAGGCCAATCCACCGTGATAGGATCATGTATCCAAGGATTAGCAGTTGACATCTGAGGCTCGTTGGTCATGTAACTACAAGTAATCCATTGAGTAATTCCTTTGAGGTAACGACGCAACGGATGCATAATTGTGCCAAAGAACACAGTATTGTCAATGTCAAGATCTTTTAACAAAACTCTTTCCCAACCCAAGTTGTTGAACAAAGTTGTATGATAAACATATGCACATTTTGGCAAAGGAACATATGCTAGATTTTTATAAACACAAACAGACACAGTGTTCTGAATCCAGTGGTCGGTATCACAAATCTGCGATTTTACTTTTTGAAAATCGTGCAGATTGTCGCCCTCGTCTCGAATATTTTCAGGCAGAGACCGATAGTCATTATAACTGGAGATATCCGGCCACTGCGGGTCCCTGATATCATTGTAAAATTTTACTATGTGCGTGTCTAACATTTAATTTGTTAATCTACAAATATGACTGCCATGCACACGTACTTGAATGTGTCCATTGTACCAGTCGTCAGATTCCAATACTCTACGACTGAACTGCTCTCTAGCTTCAATGTATGAACACTGGGCTTTTGATGTGCAGTAGTAAAGTATTTCTCTGGTGAAGTTTTCAGTGCCTAATTGTGTGATGTCTGCGGTTAGGTGCTCGCTGCTACCATAGTAGTCGCGCCAGTCTGAATCAACTTTGCTTCTAACCTTCTTTTTCTTTTTGATGCCGTTTTTTTGCTTGACTGTTTTGTAAGTGGTCTTGCTAAATTTTGCTAATTTTTTGCCTATGTACTTGCGTCCAGATAGATTATTTGTGATCAAGTAAACAAAACCAATACACTCTTCAGGCAATGTCTCAACTGGGGTGTTTTGATATAGCCATGTCATGTGTTTTAGTGGGTTTGTCCTTGCTGTATACTTAGTTTGTTTCCCATCCAACTGCGTATTTTTCGTCTACGATTAACGTAGAACACTTTTGTGAGCACTCTACCCATGTTTTAGACTTATCAGTAAATCCTTGGCTACATTTGTTCCATAGAGGATCTGACACTATTTCGTTGAATGTTCTATTGTGTAAATTTAATTGCTGCCTGTGTTTTGCGAAAAAACTGTCGTCCCATTGGATTGTCTTATTGCCGTATGTTAAACTAGTGTAAGGAAAACTGGTCCAACTGCACGGAAAAACAACACCTTCTGCGTTGACATAGATGCCTCTGTTGCCAATCTCGCACAACGGTGTTATTGGCTGATCTTGATATTGATTTTTTATTTCTATATACTTGGCTTGATTGTATTCAAGGTAGTCTGTATTTTTTTGTATTCTACTACTGAGGTTAATTGTTGAACGTTCATAGCGATGGCTAGAACTTATAAATTCTTCACTAGGTTCCAGAGGATCACTTGCTCCGCCATATCCATCGTACTTGCTACCAAACTTTGTGCTTTTTGTTAATTGTAGCATATCCATGCCCAACAACCTGGCCTGGTTGGCAATGTTGTCAAGATAATCTTGATTAAATTTAAACACAATAGTAGCCCAGTTAATAAAAACATGCGGGTTAACTGCTCTAAGTGCCTTGATGCCATCAATGATACTATTCCAATTGCTGTTGATTCTGTACAGATTATTGCTAGAATTGTCATATCCGTCGATGCTAAAGTTAACTGTGTCATACTCGTTGAGTACAGATCCAAATTCTTCCCACCACTCGGGCTTTTTATGACTACCGTTGGTGATCGTGAAGATATGTATAGTTGGATTAACACTCTTGATGTATCTACAGATCTCAATGTATTCTTTGCAGTAAATAGGGTCACCTACATCACCACACATGGTTACTCGGCGCACATGATTACGCAACATATCCTCGGTGAAGAATTTCTTCACAAAATCCAAGGTCATGTTTTTATTCAACCAAGGTGTATCTGGATGTTCAGTTCGAGGACATCTAGGACATTTTAATGTGCAGACTGCACTGGGCTCTAAATGCCAATGATAGTATTGCCAATTTATAGCCATAAGTCAACTCGTTTGATTGTAGAATCTTCTACTATGGTTTTTATTTTTGATGCTAATATACCTGGGTTAAATTTAACACAATCGATGTGTTGCAACATTGCGGTATCAATTGGTCCAGGATGAATAATTTTCATATCACATTTGGAGTCTAACAGCATTGTATCGTGTGCTTGTTGCAATGCCTGCTTGTGCAATCGGTATGCCCAGTATCCGGACTCAGGGTCAGATCGTTTGTGTGTTATAGCTCGACTACCAATGGTGATAATTTTTTTACTAGAGTCGTTTTTCCAATTTTGATAAAAAAATTCTAATACACTGACTTGCGCAAACCCATCGTAGGCACAGTTAACTACACAATCATAATCTAAAAAATTAGATCCCCACTGTCTAACATTGTTGATATCAGTTCCGCTGGAACGTGATATCATTGTTACCGACTGATCGGCATACACATCGCCTAGTGCCTTTGCTAGTCCTTTGGTGCCAGTGATTAAGATTTTCATGCTAACTCAACGTCCGTGTTGTAAGAAGTAAAGCCGTTCTCTTTGACAACCTTGAGAATGTTCTCCACTCTACTGGTTAGTTCATCCCTGTGGCTCACAAGCCAAATACTCTTGTGACGTTCGCGACTCATCTTCTTGAGCAATGCCAATGCATTCTCTACGCCTTGTGTGTCTAATCCGGAATCAATCATCTCATCAATGAACAAGATGTTGATGGGCTGGTATAGACTTTCCCATACATCTCGGAATGCCCAACTCATACTCAAGATCAATCGATTGCGTTCACCACGAGATAAGTTGTCAAAGTCTAGTTCACGACCTAGTTCTTCAATACTCACGGTCAAGTCATTCTGAAACTTCACAGTATGTGGCAATCCAATACGATCAAGATAGTGTGTGAGTCGACTGTTGAGATAACTCAAATTTTGATCAATGATCTTCTTACGCACAAACGAGTCTTTGCTAGTTAGCAGTTTTAGTAAGAATTCTTGATGTTCTTGAATTCGAGTAAATTCATTCAACGTATCGTAACTGACCACTTGCAATGCTTGATGTTGCATGTCTACAATTTGTTCAGCATATGGATCGGTGTCTGCTGATCTTGCAGCAAGATCTTTACGCAAAGTATCCACAGTGTTCTTGTGATTTAATGCTTGTTCTAAATTATCATAAAATACCGTAGGAGCAGATCCAATGGTACCGAGACCTGTTAGAGTATCCTGATGTTCTAATCTTTGTGTATCATTGGTCAGCAATTGCAACGCCAATTCTTGAAGATTTTTTTCACGCTGTGTTTTCACCGTGTCAAGACTGTTATCGTGTATTTCTGTTCCACAGGCAAAACATTTGTGCGATGCAATTTGCCCAAGATCTTTTTGAATTTGATCCCGTTGCTTTTGTAATTTTGCATCGTCAACATTGATTTGCTTGATCCATCGATTTGCATCATCTGCAGATTTCTTGCGAATATAGTATGCTTCTAGATCTCTATGTGATTGCACTTCATTGTTGATATCAATGTGTTCAAGATCATTGATACCTTGAGTTAATGCAGCTACATCTTCTGCTTGTTTACGAATCCAAAGTGTACGACGTTTTTCTAAACTTTGTATTTGTTCTTCAATGCGCTTGTTAGCTTCTTGAACAGCACGAATGCGCAATTCTTCAGACTGAATAGAATCTTTGGTTGCTTTGTTTAGTTGTTTGATACGATCAGCACGTTCACTTAACAATGTGATACCTAGCAATTGTTCAATGATGGTACGTTGTTCGTTAGCCTTGAGACTTAAAAACGGTGGAGTATATGTGTTTAACGCAACAATGTGCTGGAACATGTCATGACTCATGCCCAACACACGTTCTATAGCTTCTTGTGTTTCTCTTGAATCACCTTGTGCTTCGTCCTGTGCTACTTGATGTTCGTTGTTAACATAAAACTTGAGCACGTTGGGTTTCCGACCGCGTTCAATTTTGTAGTTTTGTCCACCCACACCAAAGTCCAAACTCACCAGCATGTGTTTGGCATTAGTTTTGTTGACAAGATTGTCTTTGCGGATGTTTGATAATGCTTGGCCATACAAAGCATAGCTGAGAGCATTGATGATTGTGGTCTTGCCTGTTCCGTTTCGAGAACCGTCTCCGCCCATGTCTAAATTTTCTCCCAGCACCAAGGTAAGGTCTGATCGATCAAAGTCAATACCTTGTGTTACCGCGCCAACCGACATAAAATTACGAACTGATAAATTGTTTATTTTAATCATATTGCCTCATTAAATTTTCCTTCCACGGCAACATCCTTAAATTCTCTACCCTTGATGCCTCTTCTACAGGAATATTCTGTTCAAAACATTCTCGGACACTTATAATATGATCTAGTTGATATCCGCCCTCAACACCACATAGCGTTCGTTTAAATCTATTAGGATTAATAATATCAATATTTTCTTCATAAGTTTTTTGACTAAGTCCGTGAACTTTCCTGGCATAACCAGGGAATTTTTCTCTTTCCTTAAGCAGCTTATTATATTTTTCGTTCCCTAAAGATTCTCCATATTTCTCCACAAGGCCTTCTAACGTCCATTTTTTATAGATGCGTTTGTAAACAACTTCCTGCCATTTTTTATACCCAGCCTCTTCACCGTAACGATCAATATACCATTCCTTTGAGTTAGTATAAGATGATTTTTTAGATTTTTTGTCGCTAAAAACAGCCCACAATTTTTTTCCGTTGATTTCACCGTGTCGTTCAACAAAATTTTTTTCTGTCTGCCGAGACTTCCTGGTTCTCTCAGCGTAAAGATCGTTTGCGTGACTACCGTAAAACAGTTGCCAATGCTCGAGTGAATTTCTGCGAACATCTTTTACTTTTTCTAAATTTTCAACAATAGTTAACACATTATGCTTTATCATTGTTGGGATTCGATCAGTAATGACTCTATCGTCAAGGATACTTTTATTTCGAATAAACGCAGTCTCTCCGTATTTTTTGATAACTTTTTCTAACGCTTGTATTTCATCTGGTGTTAAACTGCGATTTACTTTGTCAGTAAAACGTTTAGTTTTTATATATTTTTCAATAAACTTATTCATTGATATGTAGGCTCCGTTGCTAATGCTACTTTATTTAGCACCGTTTACAGATTCTGGTAAATTTTCAGCAGCAATTTGTTATCGTAAAACTCTGATTCAATGTTGGTAAGTTGATCTGTAACAATCTGATCTACTGATTCAAATTTAATTTCGCCAGGTGCCATATCAGTGTCAACTGATGAATTCTTGTTTGGGATTAGAGCCATCTCTCTTAATGCATAATCTCGGATATATGTTTCTTTGATAAAGTTAGCTTCTTCGTATGAAATCTCAATGTCTAAGTTTACACGAACATGCATCCTGGGTGCAAGCAAAGTGGCAGCATTGTCAATGATGTTAGCAAGTCCTAGTACTCGGTACCTGGGTTGATCTGGCCAAGCATGATACACAGGATCTTTACCCCACTCTATAATGGTCAACCCACGATCATCATCACCAGCATCGGCATAGTTGTGCGGAAATGCATTGCCAATATATGTAATATTTTTCTTGGTTTGGCGTTTATGAAAATGTCCAGTAAAAACATGTTCAAAGTTTGTGAAGTCTTCTCTACGTACTTCTCCATGATCTGGCATCTCTACCATGGCGTTCATCAAGTAGCCAGGCAGTTCAAAGTGCCCAAACATATATTTGCCTTTTAGCTTAGGGATACGTTTAAAATCATCACCCACAAGCCAAGGAGCAATCACAACATCTCCGCTACTGAACCAATCATTGCATATCTCAACGTTAGGAAGATGCCTGGCCCACTCAACACTTTGTATGTCTCTCTTATCTCGATAGTAGAGGTCATGGTTACCAGGAATAAAATACACACGTTCAAAATTAGCATTTAGGTGCTCTAGACATTTTAGAGAATAATTTAACGTAAGGATACTGATTGATGCTCGATTATTATGGTAATCGCCAAGAAACAAGCAAGTTTCGCATCCTTCTTCTTTTGCTTTTTGGACCACCCATTGAACAAATTTCCAACAGTCTTCGTTGTGCAATGTGCTATTAGATTTAAGACCTAGATGCAGATCAGTAAAAATTGCAGCCTTTTTAAATAGATTACTCATAGTTCCTTTATCGACAATCCACTATAGGATCACGCAATTTTACAATTTTATGTCCCTTAAAGTCAACTTTTTTGGCACACACGCTAAGACCGTACTGTATATCAATACCTAACTCTTTACTAGCCTGCCCACACGAACTATATTCTTTAACTTCTCCAGATGGCAAGGTGACTTGAACCTTATAACCATATTTAGAGTGTTGTTCTTTTTCTTTGTCAGAAAACCCTGTAATAGCAATTCGATCTAGACGAGTTTGAATTTTTTTCTGGTAAGATCTTAGTTCGGCCTCGCTAAGTCCGTAAGCCGCATGTTTTTCTTTAAGGGTGTTTGCTCGTTTAACAATATGTTCCTCAGTAATATATCCAAATCCTCCAACCGCATCGTTGTTAAGGTTATAGTATAAAGGGTTATTCTTGATATTTGGGACAGTGTCAAGCCACTTCTTCTCTGTTAACAACACTAACTCTTTGTCGTCTTTGCTTATGTATTCCAAGACCGCCATAGCAAAGTCGTTAGGAGCATGATTGTATGCTATCATAAAATCTCTACCAGAGCCGGTGTAGTAATCTTCAACAGCACCGTAGTGGGATCCTATATATTTCATACCGTTTTTAGTGTTGGTCCATTCGTAGACATATCCATGATAATCTTGTTTGTATTTCATTCCTGCCAATCTCCTGCAATTATTTATTCCTCGGGGACTGGCAGAAATTTTATAAGTTACTCATCCAAGCTGGATACAACCGGTCCACTCATAGCTGCCATGCTGTGTTTGCCTGAGTTCTGACGGGTCCATGATGGGTTGAGCCCGTTCATTTCCAAAATGTCATCACGTATGTTTTGATTTTTCTTTTCAATGTTTAGGATACGAGTAAAGCTATTAGTAATAGCGGCAGTATAATACGCAAAAGGGTTCTGCGATTTTGATTCGTCAAATTGCAGTCCAATTTGGCTGAGTTGCAACAGGGCTTGTCCGCGCATTTCTTCATTGTAGGTGTATCCTCTCCAGTTTGATCTTGTGGCATAACGTTCGCACAGTTTCATAAACATTTTTGCCAAGGTGCGAGTCATCTCACCGTGATCTTTTGAAAACTCTCCTGTTTCTAAATCTCCACGCCAATGACTTTTGCCTACCAAGAACGGAACTTTGTTCTCATCCACACGATAGTGAAAAAATGGAGGAAAGTTCACCCGCATGTGTGTGGGATCTAGTATGGGTTCATCGATCAATCCTGCCAGCGGATCGTCCTCCGAAGGCTCATCTAATTCCAATAGCTCTTCTAATTTGCGTTTTTTAGCTGCTGCTTTGGTGATCTTTTTGGGTGCCATGGGAATGTGTTCCCACGTCATAACTCGAAAAACAATGTCTGTGTTGGGGATTTTTTTAGGATCAACAATCTCGCCAGTTTCACGTTTGATACGATCTGCACGATTTCTACGTGCTTCGGCTGTGCTCTTTTGATTAATCTTGCTTACACTTGGCAGGATAATGTCGTATTGATGATCCAGATTTGGATCTCTAAACGCACAATAATTCTTTTTGCTAAGGTGAATTTCTTTGAGAATATCGCGATTATTTAAATAGTTGGTTTTTGGTGTTGCTCTTGTAATGGTTGCCATTAGGGAGAGATCCTTTAAAGTAGTATTTATTATAGCAGATTTTTACAATTTGTCAATGATTATAAACTGGGCAGTTTATTTTTTGGGTAAATAAAGAATAGGAAACTATCATGGCATATAACAAAAGTAACGCAACAACATTCAATCAATTGATACAACTGGGCCTATCAGTGAATGAAGCCAGTGTGGAGTCTGGTGTCAGTGCCGATGCTGCCTCGTACGGAGCAGGAACAAATGACAATGCAAGTGCGATAATTCCCGGTGCTGGTGGAATCCTTGCTGAATCGGGTCTAACGCAAGTGTCCTATACACAACCAGGTATAGCCGTGGATGCACAGTCTTCTTTGAAGAATGTATCAGTACCAGTTATTGATCCACGTATAATTGTGAGTGCAACACCACGTCCTACAGTAACAACTGTTACACAAGCATTTCCTTTTGTTAACAATATTACTAATATAGACCCAGAGCTTGCGGCCATTGCAGCCGCAGCCGCACAACCATCTCCGTTTAGTGATGACAACACTGGCATAGATCCAGAGCTTGCGGCCATTGCAGCCGCAGAAGCACAAGTCATTGCAGCCGCAGCCGCACAACCATCTCCTTACGGAGATAATGCCACTGGTATAAGTCCTGAACCTGCAGCCGCAGAAGCACAAGCCATTGCAGCCGCAGCCGCACAACCATCTCCTTACGGAGATAATGCCACTGGTATAAGTCCTGAACCTGCAGCCGCAGAAGCACAAGCCATTGCAGCCGCAGCCGCACAACCATCTCCTTACGGAGATAATGCCACTGGTATAAGTCCTGAACCTGCAGCCGCAGAAGCACAAGCACAAGCCATTAGAGATGCAGAGTTGAACAATGCCACTGCTTCAAACTCACAGGCCGTGGTTGGTACACAATTGGCACAGAGACAAGCAGTATTAGAAGCCCAAAGAAAATTGGTCAACAACGGTGATTGGCGTGTGCGACTCAGTCTTGCTGCTGGTGCTGACTATTTGTACAATGAATCACCAAACGGAATACTTTGGCCTTTAAAACAAACCAACGGTGTTATCTTTCCATACATGCCCAAGATTGATGTAGCATACAAAGCCGACTACGATCCGTACTCACTTACACATTCAAATTACAAAGGTTATTTTTACAAAAGCAGTTATACTGACGCTGTGACTCTCACTGCAACATTCACAGCACAAGACACATCCGAAGCTAATTATTTGTTAGCGGTGATACATTTTTTCAGATCAGTAACAAAAATGTTTTATGGTCAAGATGCACAACGCGGTGCACCACCACCACTGGTATACTTGACCGGACTTGGCGAATATCAGTTTGCAGCACATCCTTGTGTGGTCAGCAGTTTTCAATATAATTTGCCCAATGATGTAGATTATATTCGTGCAGGCAGTCCCAACACCAATGGTACCAATTTGCTTACTCGCCGATCCAGACAAGACTTGCCTACCAATCCTATAACTGGTGCTGTCAAGCGATTGGAAAACTTGTTCTCTAGTCAAGGTATCAACAAAGGTGCTATTTCAAGTCCGCCGGCGCCGCCAACATTGGGTAAAAATTCACCAACTTATGTGCCTACCAAGATTGATTGTACAATAAGTTTATTGCCTATGCAAACTCGGGCACAGGTCAGTCAAGTGTTCAGTCTCAAGAGCTTTGCCAACGGTGACTTGATCAAAGGAGGATTCTGGTAATGGCCACGTACGACTCGACTAGTGCATACTATACCACAGGGTACAGTCAATTTTTCTTGGATGTAATGGCCAATCGTGCTATACCCAAAGAAAGTGATGATCGCCTCATGCAGATCAATCAAACATATCAGTACAGACCTGATCTGTTGGCCTTGGACTTGTATGACAATCCCAGCCTTTGGTGGGTTTTTTATCAACGCAATCCCAACACACTTGCTGCACCACCACTGGATTTCAAAGCAGGGGTACAGATTTATCTACCCAAAATAACTACATTACGTGGTGTATTAGGATTCTAAATATGGCCACTCAGAATCAGATTTCGCAGTTTCAGGCAGCGTTTTATCAATCTTGGAATTCTTCTTTAAAAGATCGGCGAGCATATCGCAATGCAATTGATGTAGCTGAAATTAAAACAGGATTGATTGTTGGCAGAGTCGTCAATGCTCCGGCTGGTATCAATCTCAATCTTATTTCACCTAACGATATACCTTCATTTGAATCTCTTACCGCTGGAATAAATCCACCCAGTAGCTCAGGCGATATCACTGCACAAGCACAAGTGGCCAGAGATGATCAGGCCAATACCACTGCAACAACACCGCAGCAGCTGGTTGAAACTCCAGATGGACGCATTACTAACAAACTGTCTGACGCACCCACTAATGCTAACGTTCCTGCAACAACGGAAAATGGCAACGCAGACTCTGGTACCAATGACGAAACAAGAACACTAACCAATACTCAAGCTATACCATCACCGGTGCCATCAGGAGCATTACCAGAACCTCTGAGATTCTCAGATCCTCGGGCACCGGAAGAATTTAACAACTTACAAACTCAAGAAGCATTACCTAGCTATGCTCCGGTTAACAATGCCACACAAGGTGGAGTAGGAGCTCGCGGCGATGATGCTGCACAACCTACTACTAATGCTGTGCGAAATAGACTGGATGAACTGTATGGCGGTGTAAACAACGCTATTGTATCACAAGATAATATATTGGATTTTTATGCCAGCTATACCTATAGTCTCAGCTGGTATCTAATAGATCCTGCCACTTATAACCAGTTGGTCAAATCACCAAAAAGAAATCTTGAAGGCTATTATCTCCTGGTACAAAGTGGCGGAGCTCCGGTAAACAATCAAGTGCCCACAAACAACGGCACTAACCCCACTGTGCAAACATCTAGTACTGTAGGATATGGACGTAGTCCGTTTTTTCCATTGGACTATTACATTGACAATCTTGAATTTAACGTTGCTTATGCAGGCACAGCAACTAATGGTGCAGCTACATTTAGCGATTTAACTTTTACCATATCTGAACCCAACGGAATTACGTTGTTGGATAATTTATACAGTGCTGTGGCAGATTTGTACAGCAAAAAAAATATTACCAAACCAGGAACTCCTCCAAGCTATTCTTCTGCAATGTATGTGATAGTAATAAGATTTTATGGTTATGATGTAGATGGAAATCTTGTACAACCCATTGGGCGACGTACCGGAGTCACTGATAATCAAGCAGCAGTGGAAAAATTTATTCCTTTTATTATTAGCAACATTGATTTCAAAGTGGCCAACAAGCTAGTTGAATATCAAGTTTCAGGAGTAGTACCGGGCACAGCAACAGGCTTCAGTACCAATCGTGGTAGTATTCCGCAAAACTTTCAATTTCAAGGATCCACGGTCAAGGACATATTGGTAGGAACTGTGGTACAACAAACAGCCAGTCAAGCAGCAGGGGATCAGGTGAGAAATGGCATCCCTATACAAACATCTCCTCCAGGTAACATATATGCCGAAGATGGGACATTATCTAATCTAAGAAGAAATACCGAAACTGGTGAGTTGTATGATCCTGGGCGGTAGTATATGAGAGAAAACATAGCATGGCTGAAAATTTAACCCCAACTCCGAGAGCTGCTGGCAAACCAGGTGAAAATCTGTCAGCCAATGCTGCGTTAGGATCTGCACCTGCCAAGGCAGATGCTGCACCTAAACCTGGTGCTACTCAAGTGGCCACTGGCTTGATAGCAGCACTCAATTCCTATTGGGGCAAAATAGCCAAATCTAAAGGTATAATTCCTGACATATACGAAATTAAATTTGCTGATCCATTGTTGAGCAATGCCAGCGTGATTCCTCCAGGGCCGTTGGATAAAAGTTTTGCTGGCGGATCTTTACAGGCCACTGCTGCCGATGAGCTCCTGAGCGAAAAACAAAATATGAGTCCGGCTGTGAGACAACGATCAGCCACAGCCGGACAGCAAATCATACAGTTTATTGATACAGTATTGCGTAACAGTAACTATATCACGGATCAGCAAAAAGTGATATGGAATGGAAAAACCAACACATGGGAATACAACGGAAAACCTGCACAAAACTTTGCGTGGTTCAATATTTCTTGTCAAGCTGAACAATTGCAGTATGATCCCAAACAGAATGATTTTGCATATAGAATAACTTATATCATTGCACCGTATCAAATTCCTGTTCAAAGTGAATACTTTGACAACAATTCTTTTAGAGGTGTACATAAAGTTTACAACTACTGGTTCACTGGTCAAAATACTCAAATTACAAGTTTTGAACAAAATTACAACAATGCTTGGACACAGGCGTTGACCAGCGATGTTTCTGTTAGAGCAGGCAATGAATCTCTTGCCAGTCGAGTCAACAGCAGAGAACAATGGAAAAAAAGATATATGCCTGCTAGCAATCAAGCTAGACAAGGTGGTGATGGTAATACCTTTGAGCCAGGCGCTAATGCTGCTGATTATCTGTACACTGTTGATACTGCTCAAATTGTATTGAACATACTAGGGGATCCTGCTTGGATTCCACCACCAACTAATATACAACCAGGGCAATTTAGTACATCACCTTTTTTTGCCGACGGCAGTATTAATACAACTGCTAGTGCAGCATATTTTGAATTTGCCTGGAACAAGCCAACTGATTATAATCTTACAACTGGTCTAATGGACCCTGGACAAAATAACTTTGGATCTAATCGAACCGCTGGTATAGCCGGCATTGCTCAACAAGCAATTTCTTATCAAGCTACTAGTATAAAAAGCAAATTCCGCGGCGGAAGGTTCAGTCAAGAGCTAAGTGGAACATGGTTACAAACACCTGCCAAGAATGCTGTAGCTGCTGCTGACAAAGGTAGAAAAACTGATCCTGTAACTGGAAAAAAATCAGTAGGCAGTATTAACAATATTCAGAATACCGCAGCAACCCCCACAGTTGATTCTTTAAAATTGTCAGCTGGGGCATCTGTATATAACATTAACAATGTTCCAGATAGTGCTGCGTCAGCAGTAGATATTGAATCGTCACCAACAGCCAATTCAATTGCAGCAATCAACAATGCAGAACTCAGACCAGCTACACCGCCCGCTGTGGATGCGGAAGTACAAGTGTTGGAACCATTTGTACCGCCGCCAGTATTGGGCGCTGGTTATGTGAACGGCAACGACGTTGAAACTGCGATTGTTTCTCCAAACCCACCACAGGGTATTGTAAATGATGATCAAGGCCAACCACAATAAAGGAAATATGTTGTAATGACAACTAATACAAATCAAGCATCGGGAAGAACAAAAAATTTCAAGTTTGATCGCGGCGGTACACCTGCCGAAATGGGGCCATTCATTGGCCGAATTGTCAACAACATTGATGCCACTCGCAGTGGTCGTGTACAAGTATTCATTGAACAATTCGCCACAGGACAACCCAGCACCAATTCTGAGACCTGGAGATGGGTACGCTATCTGTCACCGTTCTATGGTGCCACAGAAAAAAATAGTACCAGTGCAGGTGCAGGCTCGTATCCGGGTAATCAACAAAGCTATGGCATGTGGTTTACTCCTCCGGATATTGGAACATCGGTCATGTGTTTTTTTGTTGAAGGCGACCCTGATCAAGGTTATTATGTTGGTAGTGTAATTGACAACAGTTTAAATCACATGTTACCTGCCATTGGAGCAGCCAAGCAAGCTCAGTATGTCACACAAAATAAAACTCAAGCAGCATATTTTGCAAATGCTCCACAACTGCCAGTTACTGAAATCAACACTGGCAACAAAGAAGTAGATCAGAATCCGCGATTCTTTGATCAACCTAAACCAGTACACAGTTATCAAGCAGCTATATTTTTCCAGCAAGGACTAGACAGAGATCCCGAGCGTGGACCTATTATATCCAATGCACAGCGAGAAAGTCCAAGTACAGTGTATGGAATATCTACACCTGGGCAACCCATTTATCAAGGTGGACTAGATCCTGCTACCATACGTAAACAACTCAGCACCGGCGCAGTTAATCCGCAAGATGTCACAGTGATTGGACGCAAAGGTGGTCATACATTGGTAATGGACGACGGCGACTTAGAAAACAAGAACGCTTTGTTTAGATTGCGAACATCCAAAGGTCATCAGATCATGATGAATGATTCTGAAAACTTCTTTCAGATCATTCATGCCAATGGACAGTCCTGGATAGAGTTTGGCGAAGAAGGCACAGTGGATGTTTACTCTACTAACTCGGTAAATGTTCGTACTCAAGGTACTATAAATTTGCATGCTGACAAAGACATCAACATGTATGCTGGTGGCAATCTCAACATGAAATCAAATGTGGCTACCAACATAGGCGCTGTGGGCGCCATGAACATAGCCAGTCAAGGTGAAATGGTATTGTATGGTCAATCAACTGTGGGCATAAAGGCTGACGGATCACTAGCATTGCAAAGCAAAACAACAGGATCATTTGATGGTGGTGCTTCGCTACGACTCAAAGCACTCAGAATAGACCTCAATGGATTAGCGACAACTCCGGTCAAAACTCCTAAACTATATCCCAAAACTACATTGGATGATACTGAATTTGATAATTCAACTGGATGGAAAGTAAAACCTAAATCTTTGGAAAGTATTGTTACTCGTGCTCCTACTCATGAGCCATATCCATATCATAACAAAGGTGTAGCGGTTAGTGTAAATCTTGGAGGCACCGGAGCTCCTACTCCACCTCCGGCAGCAGAACCAGTGCCTACAAACTGGAGTATCATAAGAAAATCATGAGCAACTTTACATTTACAGGCCCAGATGGCGCAACCTACGAAGTACAAGGCCCATCCACTGCTACGTTTGAGCAAGCCCGGGCAGTGTTTACTCAACAAACATCCACAGGTGGATTAACTGGATTGCCAGTTGGCGGGCTAGTCAATGCAGTTACTCAGTCAGCCGGCGGGTTAAGTTCGGCATTGGCACAGTTGGGTCCACAGGCCATAAGTTTGACAAAACAAATAGGCAATTATATTAATCTTCCAAACCTAACGGGCTTACCGGTACCAAACGCTATCACAGTTAGCGACTTTGTCAATACTAAAACATTAGCACAAACAATTGGGTCTGTTGGGTCTACACAGATACAAGGGTTAGTAGCTCAAACTGCCGCGTCAGTAAACCAGGCCACTGATGCAATTACCAATATCAAAGGGCTAGGACAATTTGGACTCAATGCTGATCAATTACAACTGTCAGGATTGATCAAACCAGGTCTTGCTGATCAGATAAATTTAGATCCATCAAAATTTACCAGCATTTTGTCAAGTCCCACAAGCTGGACAGGCAAGCTAGGCGCAACAGATATCACTTCTGTACTCAGTAGTGGTAGTTTGCAAACAGCAGTGCAACAGGGGTTGATGAGTACAAATTTTGATCAGCTTAAACAACTGGGCGCAATTACAGGATTAGAATCGGCAACACAATTAGGTCCATTGATAAATGTAGCTACAAAATTTGGTGCAGGTACTGCTACTGAATGGTTATCAAGTGCAACCGGAGCGTCGGGTATTGCAAGTGCAATAACCAGTGGGTTAGGCGGCAACATAAGTGGGTTAATTTCAGGCAGTGGCATTGGTGGTGCGCTATCAGGCGGAGTAGGCAGTTTGTTATCTGGTGGCGCAGGTAGTTTGTTGTCGGGCAGTGTAGGCAGTTTGTTATCTGGTGGCGCAGGTACTTTGTTGTCTGGCAGCGTGGGCGGGTTGTTGTCAGGTGGAGTGGGCGGGTTGTTGTCAGGTGGAGTGGGCAGTTTGGTGTCAGGTGGATTAGCATCGGTGCCAGGATTATCGTCGGTACTAAATGGATTTGCACAATCTGCACAATTTGCACAAGTATTTTCTTTTGCTAGCTCGTTTTTAGGTGGCGGTGGCAACCCATTGGAAGCAGGCACTGTAACACCCACTGCTGCTGCAAACACAGTGAATAGACAAACTGTGAATCAGGCAGTATTGGCAATCATTGGAAATAGCAAAATATCTATACCAGACTTTTCGCCATCAGTGTAAATCTGAACTGGAATCCAATGGATAAATATCAACATGCCTACCTTCATTGGATTCAACACACAAAATCAATATAAAAAGTTTACTCTAGTAGACCAAGAGTTAATCAAACGTGACCTCTTGAACGCTTTTAACATCTTGCAAGGACAACTGCCCGGCCGTCCTGCATACGGTACCATACTTTGGGATTTTTTGTTTGAAAGTCAGGACCAAACTACTATGGCTGCTATTTTGCGAGAAGTGCAGCGTGTGGCCGGCGGCGACCCTAGAGTGGCAATTACAGATGTAAATTTATTCCCTCAGGAAAATGGTGTGTTGATTGAACTTGAAGTACAGTTTGTTCCTAATACTGATTCTCAGCTGTTGAGTGTGTTCTTTGATCAACAACAACGTAGAGCTTCGTTTGTATAAACGCAGCCGTTTATATGTTTGGTAAATAACAAATAACAACGGACGATCATGGCAACCACTACTAGACAAACAGTTATATTCGGAGTAGAAGATTGGAAACGCATCTACGAAACCTACAGAGAAGCGGATTTCCAAAGTTACGACTTTGAAACCTTACGCAAAAGTTTTGTAGACTATCTGCGCCAGTATTATCCCGAGACTTTTAATGATTACATTGAAAGTTCAGAATTTATTGCATTGCTGGATGTAATAGCGTTCATGGGTCAAGCCATGAGTTTTCGTAATGATCTCAACACTAGAGAAAACTACATAGACACCGCTGAACGTAGAGATAGTGTGGTTCGACTGGCAAATCTAGTAAGCTATACACCCAAACGAAACACTGCTGCCAGTGGGTATCTCAAAGTATTTTCTGTTCAAACCACAGAAAATATCACAGATTTCAATGGTATAAATTTAGCCAACGTCACAATCAATTGGAACGATCCTACTAACTTCAACTGGTTAGAGCAGTTCACCGCAATTGTCAATTCGGCATTGGTAGACACACAACGAGTTGGCCGCCCTGGAAATCGCGAAACTATTGTGGGTGTGGACACATCTGAATATTCAATCAATCTGGTTCCTGGATTTCTGCCAGTATTACCATACACTGCTACTGTGGATGGTGTTAACATGCCATTTGAAGCAGTGAATGCTACTTCGGTAGGAACACCAACAACGTCACCGTTTATTTTTGAGCCAGCACCACAACCCAACGGAATTTTTAATATATTGTTCCGTAATGATTCACTGGGTTATGCAGCAGCAAACACAGGATATTTTTTCTACTTCAAGCAAGGTGTGTTGCAGAATCAAGATTTTAACTTGGCTGAACGTATTCCTAATCGCACAGTTAATATCAATATTGATGGTGTAAACAACGAAGATCGTTGGTTGTTCCAATTGGACAACACTGGAACAGTCACTAGAGAATGGCAGTATGTACAGTCTGTATACGCTGCGGCAGCAGAACAACTGGCTCCTGACCAACGTAGTTTATATTCAGTCACATCCAGAGCCAATGATCAAATCACATTGACATTTGGTGACGGCATATTTTCAGCTATACCTACTGGATTGTTCCGTGCTTATGTTCGTGCATCAAACGGATTGCAGTACATTATCAATCCAGAAGAAATGCAAAGTGTGGTATTGCCCATCAGCTATATCAGTAGATCAGGACAGTTGGAAACTATCACATTCACATGTGGTATTACAACTCCAGTGAGTAATGCTCAGGCCAGAGAAACACTAGATGAAATCAAACAACGTGCGCCTGCTAGATATTACACACAGAATCGCATGGTCAACGGTGAAGATTACACCAACTTTCCGTTTACTGAATACAATTCTATCATCAAAAGTTATGCATTGAATCGTGCTAGTATTGGCACCAGTCGATATCTTGATCTAGTGGATAACACAGGCAAGTACAGTTCTACAAATATTTTTTCGTCTGACGGTGCCATATGGGAAGACAATCTACTGCCTACATTTTTGTTTACCTGGCTCACTAACAATGACATTGCTGATGTGGTTGGTAACCAATTGCAACCACTTATATCAACAGATGCATTTGTGCAGTTTTATTATGCCAACTTCCTTAGACCAAATTTATCAGTATTGAATTTAACCTGGAATCAGAGCACAACTCTGGCCAATGAAACTACAGGATATTTTAAAAATGCTGCTGGTAATCCTGCACCTATTAGTACATACAGCAGTTCCAATTCAAAGTTTATCACAGTGGGCAGTTTGATTAAATTTACAGCGCCACCTGGCTATTTCTTTGATGCCACCAATCGTCTTAAATTAGGAATACCCACACTAGCAGATGAACGCTTGTATTTCTGGGCCAGCCCTTTGAGTATCTATTTAGATGGCACAAATCAAGGGCAAGGAAACTTTACGGATGGAACTGGCCCTGTGGCATTGAATGTGTTTGTACCTACTGGTGCAATTCCAACAGAAGTAATTCCATTGCTTATTACTACTTTGCCCAGCAGTTTGATCACAGAAATCACACAGCAAATATTGCTGTATAGAAATTTTGGTCTAGGGTATGATAACACAGGTGCAATCACTGGTACTCCTTACACTTGGTATCTAATCAATTCCAACAACATAGATATCGATGCTACATTTAGTTTGGCAAATGCAGGCAGCACATCTGGTACAAATCAAGATGCCAGCTGGATGATTCAGGCAGTGACCAATGGAACAAAATACACAGTGACCAATCGTGCATTGGTGTACAATTGGGGGTCAGTGTTACAGACTAGATTCTTCTTTGAAACTGGCAATCGAATTTATGATCCTCGACTGGGTAACGTGGTTAGTGACTTTATCAATGTACTCAAAGTCAACAGTTTGCCTGACTCAAATAGTCCTCAACCAGGGGATATCTATCTCAAGATCACTGGACAGCCTGTGCAGTCTGACGGTCTAGTCGACGATTTCCAAGTCACGGTCAGCTACCAAGATCGTAACAATGATGGTGTTACAGATGATCCTGATTTTTTCAATGATATTGTTGCACCCAATGTGAATTCAAATACAAAATACGTATTCTTCCAAAAGACAGTGGACTTTGATAATCTGCAACGCTATTTGTTAATTGCCCCAGGCATTGTCAACAGTGATTATGCCACCATGGATGACATTGAAGTTGTGAAATCTCAATATGTTGTTGGACAGATGTTTTATGCATATTCTCAAACAATAACAGTGGGTCCATTGACTGGTCAAGTGGGTGCGTTTTATCAATTGGTAATCAGCACCAATGGGACAAAAATTCTATTAGATGTAACATCAGAGTGGTTGGCCAAAGTAGGCCGATCAGGCATGTATTTCCAATACAGACATAATGCTCCGCTGACAGATCGTATTGATCCAGGCACCACTAACATTATTGATTTGTATGTGGTCACACAAGCCTACTATACAGCTTATCAGAATTGGATCAGAGATTCAACAAACACAGTACCTAAACCTGATGTTCCTACAATCAATGAACTTGATACCGCATATCAAGGACTTGAATCTTACAAAATGATATCTGACAATATAGTATTAAATTCAGTATCATTCAAACCATTGTTTGGACCCAAGGCAGCTGAAAATCTACGTGCAACTATCAAAGTAATACGTACTGCCAATTCCACTGCTAGCGAAAGTGAAATTAAAACTCTGGTAGTGGCCAATTTGAATGAATATTTCAGTATTGACAAATGGAATTTTGGCGATACGTTTTATTTCTCAGAACTGGCTGCTTACATACACAGAAACATGGGCGGCATTGTAAGTTCAGTGGTCTTGGTGCCATTAGATCCATTGAAATATTTTGGTGACTTGTATGAAATAAATTCAGCACCAAATGAAATATTTGTCAATGGTGCTGGCGTAAGCTCAGTAGAAGTTATTACTTCCTTGACTTCAACTAATATTAGAACTGCACCTGGCAGCGGAGTAATTTAATGGCCACAACAAAGTCGGTAGATTTTCTACCACCAATATTCCAAACCAGCACTAACAAGCAATTTTTATCAGCTACATTAGATCAACTGGTTCAGGAACCTGAGTTCAAAAAAACACAAGGGTTTGTTGGACGTCATTTAGGTCCAGGTGTAAATCCCAATGACTATTATGTGATTGAACCCACGGCGGATCGATCAAACTATCAACTGGAACCTGGTGTGATAAGTTTGGTACCAGACACCAATACCATTGCAGATGCTGTGACTTACCCAGGTATAACTGATGCAATAGGTCGTCAAGGTGGATTCACCAACAACGCATCAAGACTGTATACCAGCGATTATTATACCTGGGATCCTTTTATAAACTTTGATAAGTTTACAAATTACAGTCAGTATTACTGGTTGCCCGGCGGCCCTATATCTGTGGGTGTGAGCGGATCTACAATTCCAGTCACGGCCACATACAACGTGACCAGAACAGATACATCGTACGAATTTTCAAGCATTCAAGGTCAGAATCCTGTAATCACTTTGGTGCGTGGCGGAACTTATGAGTTTGTAGTTAATCAAGTGCCCAACTCTTTTTGGATACAGTCAGATCCAGGAGTAAATGGTCGGTTGCCTTATGCTCCTAACATTAGTTCTAGAGATGTGTTGGGTGTCACTAATAATGGTGAAAATTCAGGAACTGTTACTTTTAGTGTGCCTTTTAAAACTGCTCAACAGTTTTATTACGATCTAGCTCTGGCTCCTACTGTGCCCACAGCTGGGCAAGTTGATTTGTTGACTGACATTGATTATAATCAAATCAATGGAGTGCTGGTATCTACATTTTTTGCCAACTATCCTTCAGGTATAGATGGTATAACTAATCTTCAAAATCGCAGTGTGGTATTCAACAATACCACAGCACCTACTAATGTATACCAAATACAATACATAGGCACTGGCCCAGGGCAGACTATACAACTGTTGCCAGTGTTAGCAGTTCCTAGCCTGAACAAATTTACCATTATATTTGGTGCTGAATGGAGCACTACAGAGTGGTATCTTAACGCATCAGGTTACTTTGAACAAATACCGTTGTTGACTGCTGTACAAGATACACTGTGGTATCAAGATGGCACCAATCCAGAAATTTTTGGACAAATTAGACTGGTAGATCAGACTCAAGCTGCAACTATCAATGTGGTCACTGACATCCTTGGCAAGCAAAACTATACTTCTCCTAATGGAGTGGTGTTTACTAATAATTTAAAAATCACTTTTCAAGGCAGTGTAGTTCCTGCTAGTTATCAAGCTCAAACTTATTATGTGGCCGGAGTAGGCACGGCTATCCAATTGTTGTTGGAAACTGATTATATTACTCCAGAGATTGTACGCACTGCTAGCACTCCTTGGGATTTTGTTCCATGGGATTCTGCCAACTGGGACGGAACATTAAATCAACCATTGGATCCAGACTATATCACAATAGCATTAGACAGTCCTGATCTCAATGCATGGACAAGATCAAACCGTTGGTTCCATATTGATGTAATCAACGCAGCGGCTGCCTACAATAACACAAATGCAGTGTTGGATAACAGATTCCGGGCCAAACGTCCAATCGTTGAATTCCGTGGCGGTACACATTTGTACAACATGGGCACCGAGGCCAAACAGCCAGTGAACATAATTGATCTAAATCAAACAGATGCTCTAACAAACGTCAATGGAACAACCCAATACACTGTTGTGGGCCAGGCGTATAATCTACAACAAGGTAATAGAGTAATCTTTGCCAAAGACACCGACCCACAAGTGCGTAACAAAGTATATGTGGTCAACTTTATAAGCCCAGCTTCTGTGCCATTGCCCGATAGTTCACTAGTAGACCAGCCTGTTATTGATCTAGTACCTGCAGATGATGCATTAGCATTGACTGATCAGTGTGTGGTTTGTTTGAGCGGTACTACACTGACCGGAACAACCTTTTATTATGATGGTATACAATGGATTCAAGCACAACAAAAAACTGCTGTGAATCAAAATCCCATGTTTGATGTGTATGATCAAGCAGGATATAGCTTGGGCAATCGTGCGGTATATCCAAGTTCAACTTTTTCAACTGCCAAAAACAATCTTGGTACTACAACTGGCGGTAGCCCATTGTTCAGCTATGCTGTTGGTCCAGGGACTGTGGCAGATACTGTGTTGGGATTCCCCTTAAGATATCTCAGCTTGAATAACATCGGCGATATTGTGTTTGATAACAATCTCTATGCAGACACCTTTATCTACGTCAAAGACAATGTACAACAAACTGAAAATATCAGTATAGGGCATGTTCGCCAATATGAAGATCGAACTGTGTATGCTAAAGAACTTGGTTGGCAGAAAGCTGCTGTCAAGAGTCAAATTTATCAACAATTTAACTTCACCTACAGTACCACACCCATAACAGCATCTATTTCAGGTACAACACTGACCGTGACACAAGGTCCAGCCAATGGCTCATTATTGATTGGACAAAGTCTTAGTGGCAAAGGAGTCACTCCGGGTACACAAATTACAGGATTAATCACTGGCACTGGCGGAGTGGGAACTTATACCATCACCCCATCACAAACTGTGCTATCAGAAATTATCACAGCAACTACCCCATTGATTCTAGACGTGGCTGCACTGCCAACTGGAGCGATACCCAGCATTAAAGTCTATGCCACTAGTGTGAGTCAAAACTACAGTAGTTTGTTTCAAGACCCAGGCAATTACACATTTACTACCACAGATGACACTACAACTATTAGATTCAACCCTACAACAAAAATAGTGTTGGGAGATATCATTGAAGTATTGGTATTAAGCGATCAGGTAAGTGCTGTTGGATTCTATCAAGTTCCTATCAACTTAGAAAACAATCCGTTAAACGGCAACAGCCCATACTTTACATTGGGCACCATAAGAACACATTATGACAGCATTGCAGAAAATTTAGTCAATCTCACTGGTGATGTAAATGGTGCTAACAACACCAGAGATCTGGGCAATATTGTTCCTTACGGTTTGAGCATTTTACAACAAAGCTCACCTATGACACTGGCTGGGTACTTTTTGCGCAAGCCTGATTACGATATTTTTGCGTCATTGGCATTTAATTCTAGAGAATACGAAAAATTCAAAGCACAGTTCTTGAACACAGCGGCTCAAGGTGACTACACAAATATGTCAGTGGCAGAAATATTAAATGCAGTATTTTCTGAAATCAACACAGGCCGTACCAGTTCAAATCCATTCTATTGGTCAGACATGTTGCCTACCGGCACAGTATACACACAGCTTCAGACCACTGTGACACCAATCACCACACAGATATTTGATCTCACACAAGTGTACAATTACACTTCTGCTAATTATCAAGCATTGCTGGTATACATCGATGATCGACTGCTGACCAGAAATGTAGAATACACAGTCAGTGTTGATGCACCAATCATTACAATCTTGATACCACTAGCAGTAGGCGAAGTTGTGACCATTCAGGAGTACGAAGCTACTTTTGGTAGTTATGTTCCTAACACTCCTACCAAACTGGGATTGTATCCAGCGTATGTGCCTGAACTATTCTTAGATGAAACTTATGTAACACCTACATTTGTTATTCGCGGTCATGATGGATCTATCACTAGAGCATTCGGTGACTTTCGTGATCAGGTATTGTTGGAATTTGAAACTAGAGTTTATAACAACTTGAAACTAGATGGCAATCCTGTACCATTAACTGCGGCAGACGTGATTCCAGGCCAGTTCCGTACTACCGATTACAGTCTAGTAGAAATACAAAATATTCTAAATCAAGACTTTTTGACTTGGGTAGGATGGAACAAACTTGATTACAAAACACAAGACTATGTTGCAAACAACGAGTTTACTTGGAATTACAGTACAGCATCAAACAAACTCAACAATGACCCATTGTTGATTGGAGCCTGGCGCGGTATCTACAATTACTTCTACGATACTATCTATCCAGCCACAAGACCTTGGGAGTTGCTGGGGTTCAGCGAACGCCCAATTTGGTGGGAAAATCAATATGGGTCAGCACCTTACACTTCGGGTAACCTGGTGTTATGGGGCGACTTAGCTGCGGGTCTGGTAAGAGATCCGGTGGCTCCTTATGTTCTTCCTGAATATATTCGCCCCGAATTATTACAAGTAATTCCAGTTGACAGCGAAGGAGCATTATTAAGCCCACAGCAAGTGGTAGTAGGCAACTTCAACTCAGCCGACTTCCGTAAGAGCTGGGTGGCAGGAGACGACGGCCCTGTAGAAAATGCCTGGCGCACCTCAAGTGCATATCCATTTGCTATCATGCGATTGTTGGCATTGACTCGTCCTGCTGAATTCTTCTCATTATTTGTTGACAGAGACTTGTACAAGTTTGACACTGATTACGATCAGTATCTGTACAACAATCGTTACAGACTAGATGCCAATGGTGTTGAGGTGTATGGTAACGGTGTCAGCAAGGCCAGCTACATTGATTGGATAGTGGACTTTAACCGAGTCAGTGGTATCAACTCAACTGACGCACTCACAGCTGATCTTAAAAATCTTGACGTGAGATTATGCTATAGGATGGCATCATTCTCTGGTAAAAATCTACTGGAACTGTATACTGAAAAATCTAGTCCTAACAGTTTAAACTCTAACTTGTTGTTGCCCGACGAAAGTTATAATTTGTTGTTTTACAAAAACGTACCATTTGCACAACTCACGTACTCTAGTGTGATTGTGCAAAGCACTGCCACAGGCTGGGCAGTGTATGGTTACAATATGAGTCAACCATATTTTAACATTTTGCAAAGCAAGATCAATGGTAATTTGGGAGTTATATCAGCTGGCAATAGTACAGTTCGTGTTCCAGTGACATATACTGATAATGTGGTACAGATACCATATGGTTATGTGTTTACCAATCAAACATTAGTAGCTGACTTCTTGTTGAGTTACGGCGCATTGCTACAACGCCAAGGGCTTGTGTTTGACACATTGGAAAATGGATATGTGTTGGACTGGAATCAAATGGTCAGTGAATTCTTGTACTGGAGCAATCAAGGATGGAATACTGGTAGTATCATCAATTTGAATCCTGGTGCAAACAAATTGATTGTGGAGCGTGCTGGCGCAATTGTTGACAGCATTGCAGTACAAACCACTGAAAACATGGTGTTAAACGCTGACCGTGTGCCATTCAACGCTAGAGATTTAGTAATTGAACGTCTGAATAATACTTTTACTATTACCAGCTTGACCAGTGAAACCATCAACTTCCTGAACATCAAGTTCACCAGTTATGAGAACATGATTGTGTTGGACAATACCAGTATCTTTGCTGACTTGATTTACGATCCTATAACTGCTGCAAGACAAAGTCGTATTAGACTTGTAGGATGGACCACCACAGAATGGAACGGGCAATTAAATGCTCAAGGATTCATATTAAATCAAGACAATGTAAATCAATGGAATCCATTGAAGAAATATGCTCGTGGTGAAATTGTAAAATGGAAAAATACTTATTATAGTGCCATTGACATAGTGCAGCCATCTGCAGAGTTTGATATCAACAACTGGAGAGTGTCTAACTATACATTAATCCAACAAGGATTACTACCTAACTTGGCCAACAAGAGCAATCAACTGGCCAACAGTTACAATATCTACACTGCCAATCTTGAACTCAATCAAGATCTATTCTCATATGCACTGATTGGATGGAAACCTCGACAGTACATGGTAAATCTAGAATTAGATAGTACCAGCCAAGTGAGTTTATATCAACAATTTTTAGGTACCAAGGGCACGTTACGTGCTGCTGACATATTCTCTTTTGCTGACATAAGGAATGGTCCTGCACAGTATCAGATCTATGAAAACTGGGCCATACTTCGCGGAGTATACGGCGCCAATGCCAATCGCAGTTTCTATGAACTGCAACTCAACGAAGCATTGCTTACTTCTAACCCTAGCACTATTCAAGTTATTCTGCCCAACGAATCTAGTTTGGCTGAACAAACAGTTCTGTTGAGCAACTTGTGGAAAACAAGTTACAAGATAACCAGTCCAGACATATTAACCACAGTGACTTTGCCTATAGAAGATTCGGCATTGCCCAGTGCTGGTTATGTGAATTTTGATGACGTTGATATCACCGTGTTTGATATTGCAAACACTTCAGAAATAAATGCCAACATTGACAGTATCAATGTAGGAACTGACATATGGATAGCACGAGTTAATAGTTACGACTGGGGGATTTTTAGAACTGGCCAACTTCCAGGATATCTAAGCACAGTTACTACAAATCTTGATGGCACTAGTGTGTTTACATTTACTCAACCTCATGGTATTACCACTGTTGGGCGTTTGTTTATAATTCGATTCTTTTCAGACGAAGTCGACGGAGTATATGAAGTAGTACGTATACCAAGTATTAACCAGCTGGTTGCTGTGTTTAGTTTTGTTAACACCAGCCAAATCACTGCTGTCGGTAACGGTATTGGTTTTGTATTGCAAACTCAGCGGGTGAAACAGGCCAGTGATGTGATCACACTGCCATATGCCAATAGTTTGATTCCAGGCAATAAGGTATGGGTAGATAATAATGGTTTAGGGTTGTGGCAAGTGTTGGAAAAACAATTGGTTTTCACATCCACAGCCGAAATAAAAGCTGCTGTTCCTCAAACCAATAGTCAATTTGGTCAAAGTGTAGCACAGAACAAAGACAATGTCTATGCAATTGTTGGTAGCCCAAGTTATAATGCGGCCGCTGATAGCACATTAGGTACTGGTGCGGCATACACTTATATAAGAACAGTGATTAACCCATTTGCAGAAAATTCTGTTCTTGAGCTCAATGCAGTGGATACCATTGGATACGGGCATGCTGTGAGCATTGGTAATCAAACTTGGCAAGTGATAGGAGCTCCGGCCAGTGATAATAATCTAGGATATGCAGCCACGGTTTATAGAATTCCTGGCACCGGCACTTTCACAACTTCAAGTGTGCTTACAGTTCCTATTGTCACTGATCTAGTGTATCCAGCCGAGTTTGGATACAGTGTGGCAATCAGTCAAGATGAGCATTGGATGTATATTGGTGCACCGGGCATTAACAAAGTATTTGCATATGGCTTGGTAGAAGTTCAAACGCAAACTAAAAACTATGTGACCGACGGCACTACAGGTAGTTTCAATTACAGCGATTACATTGTGATTGATTCACAATATCCCAATCAGCTTACTGTGGTATTGAATAACACTCAACTAACAGAAGGACTTGATTATAATTTAACAGCTACTAGTGTGGTATTTGTATCAACTCCACCGAGTGATTTGATTCTACAAATTGGTCGTAGAACTTCTGTAAATTATACTGGTGATGGTTCAACTTGGTTGTTCTCACTAAATGAATATTTGTATACCGCAGTCGACATTTACAGTTTTATTGTTTCTGTTAACGGAATACTGCAACGCCCAAATATTGATTACGAATTTAATGCAGACTACAGTACCGCTGGCAGAGATTTAATATTCTTTGTAGCACCCGCTGACGACTCAACCATCACAGTAACCACCAACAGTTACTACACATTTGTTGATACTTTAGAGTTTACCATTGAATTCACAGCATCAATTGCTGGAAATATACTCACAGTTACTAGTATACCTGATGGCTCTCCGTCTCTTTCTGTTGGGATGCTGCTCAGTGGCGCAGGTGTTACACAAGGTACCAGTATCACAGCACTGGTCAGCGGCACAGGTGGAACAGGCACATATCTTGTGTCACTGGAACAAACCACAGCATCTACTACTATCACAGCTAGATTGCCCAATGACAGTAGATTTGGTCAAAGTGTTGCATGTACTGTTGATGGTACACAGGTTCTAATTGGTGCACCAAATACTGATGCTGATAATAAGGTAGATGCTGGTACAGTTTATGCATACGATCGTTCAGTGCAGAACTTTGTTATAACTGATTCCACACAAACATCTTACACTGTGGATGGTGGTGTACTAGTTGCACCCACTTTTGTAAATTTAAACAATAACTTCTTGCTCAACACTGAGGACAACATAGGTGGAACATTCTCTGTAAACGGAGCCACAGTCACAGTATCAGTTCCACTGGCAGTAGGAGATGTATTACAAATACAACCCAACACATTTAGTCTATTACAAATTGTAAACGCTAATGCGCCAAGTGTGGCTGCTAACTTTGGTGCTAGTGTGGATGTTTGCCAATACAGTTGCAGTGTGTACACCGGTGCACCACAAGATAGTTCTGTGTTAGCAAATGCTGGATCAGTACAACGCAATGTAAATCAAAGTCGCTCGTACGGTACTACCACTAGCCAAACCGTCAATCCTGTATTAACACCAGGACAAAGTATCAGAATCAACAATCAAGAAGTGGTCTTGAGCAATCCTGATCAATGGATCAGCACAGTAATTTGGCCTGCCAATAGCCTAGTGCAAGATAGTCAAAAAATATATCAAGCCATACGTACGGTACCTGCTGGAATTGCAATTACTGACGTTTCTTATTGGAACCCAAGCAGCTGGGTAACAATATTGGCCAACGACATCAACACATCAGGCATTGCCAATGTGATAGCCAGTACTGGTACTAGTGGAACAGCAGCATTTGGATTGTTGACCGTGAGTGTGAAGAATGTATTGGCTGCGGATCCTACCAATCGTCTTAGTGTATTGCCTGGTTTGATTGGAACTATATTCCAATCACTGGGATTCAATACCTATGCATATACACAAACCATCACCAGTCCAGCACCGTCAATTAATGCCAATTTTGGTGCAGCATTAAACATTGATACATCTGCTAATACATTAACTGTGGGAGCGCCAGGCGGAAACCTGTATCGTCCAAACACATTTGATCAAGGCACCACTTACTTTGATGGTCGTACTACTACATTTAATGGACCGTTGTATCAAAGTGGTGTGGTGTACACATATGATTATCTACCTAGTGCAGCTGACTCTGTTAGAGATCCAGGCAAGTTTGCATTTGGACAACAAATTTATGATCAACGTGTACGTGAACTAGATCAGTTTGGTACTGCAATAGATTACACCAATGGTGTATTGATGATAGGTAGTCCGGGCAGTGATGTTGATGACAGCACTTTAAGTGAACTCAATTATGGTCGTGTGGCAGTATTTAGAAATGACACGCTTACACCAGCCTGGGCAGTAATACATGAACAACTACCTGTGGTTGATATTAAATTGATTAATTCTGTGTACAGTTACAGTGCTAACACAGGTGCCAAGACCACATTCTTTGATTTCATTGATCCATTGCAAGGAAAAATACTGGGTGCTGCTGCTGAGAATATTAACTATACTAGTGTAGTAGACCCTGCTGCATACAATGTTGGTCCAGTAAACAACTATGGTAGAATTTGGGCTGAATCACATGTGGGAGAAATTTGGTGGGATACCAACAGTGTGAGATTCATTGACCCCAATCAAGACAACATCACTTACGCGGCTCGACGTTGGGCACAGATATTCCCAGGATCATCTATTGATGTATATCAATGGGTCAGTAGCACAGTACCACCAGCTGAATACACTGGTCCAGGTACACCAAGAGATATTATCAGTTACAATGCAACCAATGGAATAAACTCCAATGGAATTTTGGCCATCACTTATTATTTCTGGGTAAAAGGTATTACCACAATCAATACCACAGCTGGAAAAACACTCAGTACCACTGGTATTTCTACGTACATTGCAGATCCACGCAGTTCAGGTATTCCTTATGTGGCATTCCTAAGCGCCAGTGCAACTGGTATCTACAATGCAATAAATGATATTTCTGCACAAGATACCATACTCAGCATTGAGTTTGATCAAGAATTAACCAGTGACAATGTTCACACACAATACAGTTTAATTCCTCAAGATCGTGCTGATGGTTTCCTTCCTGACAATTTGTATCTTAAATTTATAGATAGTCTTTGCGGAGTTAATTCCACTGGCGCAGCAGTACCTGATATTAATCTAAGCCCAGCCAACCGTTACGGCGTACAATTCCGTCCGCGACAAAGTATGTTTGCTGATAGATTCTTGGCACTGAAAAACTATTTTGGTCGAGTAAACTCAGTGCTGGCACAGTATCCTATCACTGAAATTCGCAGTTTTGCATTGCTGAACAGCAGGGAACCCGAGCCAACAGCAGGTACAGGCGCTTGGGATAAAAGAGTAGCTGACCTTGAAGAGTTGAGTTATCAGAATCTTGCATCAGTTCCAGTTGGATATCTATATCTTGTGGTGAGTGATTCTACTCAGAATGGCCTATGGACCATTTACCAAGTCACTGCAACAAAAACATTTGCCACATTGGATCTAGTACGAGTACAAAACTACGATACTCGCAGGTACTGGAGCTATATCAACTGGTATCTACCAGGTTACAATCCTAGCAAATTGGTTGTTGCCACAGTGGGCGTATACAGTGACCTCAGCAAGCTGAGTTTGTATCAAGCACCAGTGGGATCCAGTGTACGAGTCACTGCTAACTCGCAGGGCAAATGGGAAATATATCTGCGGGTAGCCACCGACACATGGGATCGTGTGGCCCTGCAAGATGGTACTATAGAAATCTCTGCTGAATTATGGGATTATCAATTGGGCCGCTTTGGATTTGATGTAGACGTATTTGATGCACAATATTTTGACCAGGAGCCTGTAATTGAAACACGCCGAGTTATTCAAGCTATCAATCAAGAACTGTTGATTGATGAGCTGTTGATTGATCGCAATCGCGCATTGATCTTGATGTTTAATTTTGCACTTAGCGAGTTTGAAGCTCCTGACTGGTTGTCAAAGACTTCGTTGATCGACGTGGATCATACTATTCGTGAATTGGTTGCATTCCAAACATATCGACGAGACAATCAAGATTTTGTGTTAGAATACATCAACGAAGTCAAACCATATCATGTGCAAATACGTGAATTTAATTTGATCTACAATGGGTTAGATGATTATCAAGGAACTATGACTGACTTTGATGTTCCGGCCTTTTATGATACTAATGTAATTCCTAATCAGTTTGTGAGTCCAATACTGACTCCGTACACTGTGAGTACCGCCGTAGGCACAGGTACTCCAGACGATGTTAGTGATACTGCATCAGACAGTTTGATATGGCAAACACAGCCTTGGAGTTTCTGGTATCAAAATTACACTCTGGCAGTGGTAGGTGCTTCAGTTGCAGCAGCTGGGTCAGGATATACTGTTCCTCCTGTGGCCATAGTCACAGGTGATTGTATTACCCCTGCTGAATTAACAGTGACTATCAACGGTTTTGGCAATTTAACTGGTGTGATAGTAACCAATCCAGGAGTAGGGTACACCACTACTGCATTGATCACTCTCAGCGGTGGCAACGGCACCGGTGGGCAGTTGGTAGCTGTAATGGCTGGGCCAGGCATTGGCGAAGATCAAGATCCAACTGCATCAGACTACGGTGATACACAGTATTACAACCTAGTGCGCAGTTTCAACATCACAATGAAATATGATAGATATCAATATGTATCAACCATTGTGGATTGGGAACCCAATGTAAACTATGACAACGGTACTCAGGTACGTTATGATAATCGTGTGTGGATGGCGGATAGTTCTGACTCCACCGGAGTTGAATCAGATACATTTGATCCACAACAATGGATACTAGTGAACGCTGCTACACTGAGCGGTGTAGACCGTACAATGGGTCTATATGTTCCTACTGTGAACGAGCCGGGGTTGGATCTGGGATTGTTGATTGATGGTATAAATTACCCTGGTGTTCAAGTCAGTGCGCCAACATTTGGTCAAAACACTGGTTTTGATGTGGGTAATTTTGACATAAATCCATTTGATAACATTGCTTATGGTCCTGAAGGCTTGCCAACATATGATCCAGGAATTTTAGATGCCATCTACGAAAGTAGATTCCTTGATATCTACTTGGGACTGCGTCCTACTGATATCAATGTTGTGGGTGGCGAGTTTGTGGGCCCTTACGAAAGTCACGCACCTGAAGAACTAATACCTGGATCTGAATTTGATACTCTTGACTTCCGTGTTTATACTCGTCCAGGGTCAGACTGGGATAACAACGGCCATGGTTTTGCTTGGAAAATTACAAAATGGGTCTATAACAATACCACAGCATACACACAGAGTTTTGATAACATTGTAACGTCTCCAGTACAAGTGCGGGTGACCAATCAAACACAAGGTCGTGAACTTGCTCAAAACGTGGCATATACCATTGATTGGGTCAACAATGTTGTGACTATTGTGCCCAGCGTCAGCGCACCTCCAGCAGCCAATGGTGACACATTGGTTATTTCGGTGTTTGGCATTGGCGGCGGCAATCAATTGTACAAGAATGTATTCAATGGAGCCGATGTTGGTAACTTCTTGAATATTCCAGTTGCTGATGCTGAAATATTTGATATGGCAATCTTTGTGAATGGCACATTGATAACTGATTATACATACGGTGCAGGCATCAATCGCAGTACAAATATTGTGTTTGCAAACACATATACATCAACGGATGAAATCAATGTAACAGCCATTGGGGAAACTGACGGATCATTGCCTTACACTTGGTCCACCCCACAGACACAATACTTTACCAGTTATGGACAGTTAGATTACATGCTTGACAATTCTATGTCAGGTACTAACATTCCTAATTTGATAGTAGAAGTCAACGGCATTCGCGCAAGACCACCCGAAGGTGCATTCTATATTGCAGATGGCAGCTCTGGATATGCATTACCCAACCGTGGTGGATACAGTTTGGCATTAGTAAGTGACAACGATGTGCTGGTGTATGTAGACAATCAAAAGCTAGCCCTGGGTATTGACTACATTGTAGAACCCGACACAGGCAATGACACTCGATATGTAGATTTTACCATTGCTCCGCCAGTTGGATCACAAGTGTTGATCAGTGTCATTACCAAAGCTGACTATGTGATATACGATGATGGCAGCAGTTTAGACAATTATCAATTGGTATTCCGCACCACTGGTGGATTCTATCCGCTATACGGCGATGTGGTTTCAGTTACCAGCTGGAACAATACTGTGCAGCAAAACATAGTCACTCTACTATGGGAAGGTCCTGTAGTTGAAGGTGCAGTGGTTAACGAGCCATTTGACAGCACAGATTTTGATACAGGAACCGTATCCAACGATCCAGGTAGTTTTGATTATACTGAAGGAATTCAAGTTATTGTTAACAATTTCCAACTGGGTAGAATTGTCACAGATCCAACTAGAATGTGGGTTACCAAGAACGGCAACCGTATTTTCTACGGTGATGATTATTTGATCTCAGGAGAAGAACTAATAGTGCATGGTGGACCAATTGGAACAACCACAGTTATTGTGGCCCAGTTGTTTACTGATTCAGTAGTACCCGATGCAATGGAATTTAGAATTTTCCAAGACATGCGAGGCGTACAAGCCACTTACAGAATGACACCAGATACCACAACCACACTGGTACAGAAGTTGTTTAAAGATCAGGATATTATCTATGTTGCTGATGCTGATGCGTTGACACAACCTGATTTGGAAGCAAACATCTGGGGCGTTATCACTATAAACGGTGAACGTATTATGTATCGTGAGCGTGATACCAATAACAATACTGTCAGCAGTTTGTTGCGTGGCACAGCAGGTACCGCAGTAGCTGAACATGACGCAGATTCTATAGTATACAACATAGGTAGAGGTAACTTGGCACCAGCTGAATATCAAGATCGTGTGGTGTATACCAATACACTGGGAGATAGTACCACCACAACATTCTCTGCACCAAATATTGATTTAAGTTCATTGCCTTTGAGTTTTGCTGAACAAGCTATACTGGTGTATGTGGCCGGAATACGAGTGTATACAGGATACACTGTGGATTCTGTGGCACCTGCCACGGTGACATTTGATACAGCACCCATCGATGGATATGAAGTTTCTATCTTGGTACGTCAAGGGTTTGGGTGGTATCAACCAGCAAACGGGCAGCCGTCAAACGGTCAAGCATTGCAAATTACCCAAACTGATGCCGCAAGGTTCTTCCGCGAACAAAATTAAGGTAAATAAAACATGCAGCAAAATCAGCAGATTAAACCACAGACACCCCAACCTGCACCTATCACTCGCCCAGACGAGCGTGGTGCCATTGCAGTTTCGGGATTTTTAAAGATCTCTGATCCTGTGACCAAACAAGTATTTGTGGAGAAACAAGCATGATGATACCAGTTCAGATACAAGGCTTTGTAAAGATTTTTGATCCAAAATCTGGTGAAGTTTTTGTAGACAAAAGAAATGCAATACATTTTGAAAACATGAGTATTTCTCTAGCCCAGACACTAAGCCATAGAACTCTAGCACAAGGTGGCGGCTGGATTTATGCCATGGCTTTTGGCAACGGAGGAAGTTCAGTTGATCCCACTGGTGTGATTACATATTTGCCGCCTAATACCACTGGCATCAACGCAGATTTATACAATGAAACCTTTGTCAAAGTAGTAGATGACAATTCTGCTGCTGACACTGACGTAACTAACAATTTCTTGCAAGTATTGCACACGTCAGGGCAGGTGTATACTGATATTCTTGTGAGTTGTTTGTTGGACTACGGCGAACCGCCAGGACAACAACCTTTTGATAATTCAACCAATTTCAATGGTGAATACGTGTTTGATGAGCTAGGACTCAAAGCTGTAAACGGAGACACAACAAATCTTCGTTTGCTCACACATGTGATTTTTCACCCAGTACAAAAAAGTCTAAACCGTCAGATACAGATTGATTATACTGTACGAATTCAGACTTTGACTAACCTAAGCACAGCATAAATATGTGTAGATTAACAGGTAATAAATACCTATAAGATTCGGAGCAAACAATATGTCATATACAATCACTCTTACCAATGGGTCAACGTTCGCAACAATACCCGACGGTACCATCAACACCAGCTCAAGCATGACCCTAGTGGGTAAAAACTATGCTGGGTATGGACAGTTTATCAATGATAATATTATCCGTTTATTACAAAACGGAGCCAATACCACAGCACCTGGAGCACCGTTGCAAGGACAATTATGGTACGACCAAACTACTGGTACTATGAAAGTATACACTGGATCAACATTCAAAGTTATATCAGGCGCCACTGCTAGCTCAACTGCTCCTTCAGTGTCAAATGTAGCTGGTGATTTATGGTACGACAGTGTTAATGCTCAACTTAATGTATACAGTGGTGCTGCCTGGATCTTGGTAGGCCCAGCTTATACTGGTAACACAGGAGTAAGTGGTGCTATCGTTACCACAATTACTGACACCAATGCTGTAAGTCATGTGGCTGTGGAAATGTATGTTGCTGATGCAGTTGTGGGTATTTTTAGCAAGGATGCTGCATATACTCCTGCTGTACCCCCAGCAGGTGGCGGCTGGACTGGCGCCAAGACTGTACAACCAGGTTTGACAATGTCTGGACCAATTTCAGGTGTAACACCTTTGTTCCAGGGCACAGCTAACAACGCCAATTTCCTAGGCGGAATAGCATCTTCGGGATTCGTGGCCACTTCTAATAACCAAAGCATGTCGGGCACATTGACTATTGCAAATGATACTGGACTTTCAGTTGGTGTAGATTCTGATTTTAGAGCGTCAGTGACTGGAGCTGATGTGTTTTTGCGTAATCAAACACAAGATGGTAATTTGGTAATTCAAATCAACGATGGTGGAGTAACTACCACCATGGTAACCATGTACGGTGCTAATAACATGACCACGATCCGTGGATCAACTACTGTGAACACAGCAGCAGGTGCTGATGCAATTATAAATGGTGCAGGCAATGGTGTGGGTAATATTGGATCTAGTAGCAGTTACTTTAATAAAGTATTTGCACAAGCTACTACAGCATTGTATGCTGACGTTGCTGAACGTTTTGCTGCTGATGAAATTTATCAACCAGGTACTGTGGTTGAACTGGGCGGATCTGCAGAAATCACACGAGTACTAATGGATGCTAGCGACAAAGTGTTTGGCGTTATTTCTACTCGTCCTGCATTTACCATGAACGGTGGTGCAGGTGATGACGATACACATCCTCCAGTGGCCATGACAGGTCGTGTGCCAGTAATGGTAACAGGTGTAGTAAACAGAGGTGATCGATTGATCTCTGCAGGTGACGGTATGGCCCGTGCTGCATTTGCTGGTGAAGCAACAGCATTCAATGTAATTGGGCGTGCGCTATCTGAAAAAACTACCACTGGTATGGGCACTGTAGAAGCCATTGTGACAATAAAATAATAGGATATCAATATGACATACTCAGTAGGCGGATTAGTCCAGGCAGCAGACTATAATACGTTTCAGACCAATCTCAACGCTATCTGGAGTACTGGCTCAACTGACAGCGGGTGGGGGCAAACTGCATTGAGTGGTGTAACTGCTAATACAGTAGTAACTGCTACCAATTGGTCCAGCTTAGTCAACACTCTGACCACAGCAGGCAGCCAAACCACCACCACATTGACTTCGCGAACAGCACCGGTCACCGGTGATATTGTTGCGGTGTTGACCAATGTGGCCACAGATATTACCAGTGTCACGACCAGACGCGGATATGCAACCAGTTCAGGAACTACTAGTTCAACCTGGACTGGTTCTACTTCCAAAACTACCGATACTGGTGTTCCGGGTACCAGCGGCTGGACAATTACCTGGACACATGATGTAACATTCCCTAGTGCTGCTCAAGCTAGATATTTCTGGAATGCCGGAGGCCTGGTACGTTTGGATATGAGCAAATCCTCAAACAGCACTGACATAGATCCTGATTGGAATACATTTGTATCCACTGTGGGTGCTTTGTATGTAAGTGGTAGAGTCAACAATGCAAGCCAAGTCATTGCAGGTGTTACTTACACAGGATTCACAAGAATAGGTGGATCAGGCACACCAAGTCCAAATTTGACCACAACCGGATGGTATTCACTTACTAGTGGTGCAGGTGCAACCACATTGTTTCAATTAAATAATTCGGTATACCCTTATAGCTCTAGTTTTATCAGGGTAACTGCACAAGTCTTGTCAAGCTCAACAGTATTGCGGCTAACGACCACCTGGTTTCAATCCACACAATTTCAGCAAACTGGAATCAGTGGCGGTACTGATACCACAAGCCCATTTACTGCGTTTGGAACAGCACCTGCTGTGTTGTGTCGTTTTGTTCCACCGTCAACTGCACAGGGATTGGCCAATACTTGGGGAACTCCAACAGTCGCGGCCAGCGTAGTTTAAATATAACTTAATATTCACTAGGGCACTGTAGAAGTCATTGTGACAATAAAATAATAAGATATCAATATGACATACTCAGTAGGCGGATTAATTCAGGCAGCAGACTATAATACGTTTCGGAACAATCTGAATGCGATCTGGAGTACTGGGTCGGGTGACAGTGGCTGGGGACAAACTGCATTGAGCGCCGTAAGCAGCCAGTCCGGAGAGGTAGCTGCTGTTAATTGGTCCGCTTTGGTCAACACGCTGGCCACAGCAGGCAGCCAAACCAACACCACATTGACTGCAAGAACATCACCAGTTAGTGGTAATGTAATTGCTATCTTGGCCAATGTAGCCACAGATATTACCAGTGTCACAACCAGACGGGGATTTGCAACTGGGATTCAATCAAGTACACCAACCTGGACTGGTAGTATTTCCAAAACTACCGATACTGGTGTTCCGGGTACCAGCGGCTGGACAATTACCTGGACACAGAATGTAATATTTCCTAGTGCTGCTCAAACTAGATATTTTTGGAATGCCGGCGGTCTCATAAGGTTAAGAATGAGCAAATCCTCAAACAGCACTGACATAGATCCTGATTGGAATACATTTGTATCCACTGTGGGAGACTTGTATATTAGTGGTAGAGTCAACAATGCAAATCAAGTCATTGCAGGTGTTACTTACACAGGATTCACAAGAATAGGTGGATCAGGCACACCAAGTCCAAATCTAACCACAACCGGATGGTATCAAATCCCAGGCCCAATAGGCACAAGCACCACATTGTTTCAATTAAATAATTCGGTATATCCTTATAGCTCTAGTTTTATTCGGGTACAAGCAGCAGAGGTTTTTACCACCTTCCCTACAACTGGATTGCGGCTAACGACCACCTGGTTTCAATCCACACAATTTCAGCAAACTGGAATCAGTGGCGGTACTGATACCACAAGCCCATTTACTGCGTTTGGAACAGCACCTGCTGTGTTATGTAGTGTTTTCACGCCATCAACCGCACAGGGATTAGCTAATACCTGGGGAACTCCAACGGTGACCAGTTCGGTTGTTTAATATTCACCAGGACAGAAGGTAGACTTTTTCTTTTTATTCGTTTATAATATTTGAATGAATACAGACAATTTAATTTCTCATGCAAAAGCACGATTTGATCATGTGGCTGCACGCCGTGTGTTGAAAGAAAAATACGAAGCTCGAATGCTGTTTGCATATGGAGGAGGGATGTGGCGTGCTGGTCCTGAACTGATCACACTACTACATGCTTGTCTACAAGAACAAGCAGTATTGCTGGATCTTTATGAAACCCCAGTCAAGATAACTATTGCAGATCTACAGTTGTTAGCTCAGCGTCATTGGCAAGAACAAATGAACGCTTGGTTGGTAGAGAATGAACAATTGAATAAAAAACGATGACCACAGGTGCATTGATATTTGCATTTGACAATGAGCAAACCGACTATATTAGTATGGCTGCTTGGAGTGCAGAGCGTATACGTCGACATTTAAAAATACCCACAGCCGTAATAACAGACTGCACAGATCCGTCACGATTGACCAAATTTGATTGTGTGATATCAGCAGATCCGGTCAGCGGCGGAACAAGATTTTTTGAAGATTATCAAAACACATTAACATGGTACAATGCCGGCAGGGTGGACGCATACACGTTAACTCCTTGGGAGCAGACCCTGGTATTAGACGCCGACTATGTTGTTTGCAGTGATCAGTTGACTGCGGTGATTGATAGTAAAAAAGATTTTTTATCTCATCGGTTGTCCTGGGATATCACAGGGGTCAATGACTTCAAAGGGTTAAACTGGTTTGGTGATAATCACATGCCCATGTGGTGGGCCACTGTTATGATGTTTCGTAAAAGTCCCACAGCTGAACATATTTTTGATTGCATGAAAATGGTCAAAGATAATTGGGTACATTACAAAGACTTATATCATAGTCATGGGGGTAATTTTCGCAATGACTATGCATTGAGCATTGCATTGGGTATAGAGAGTGGTCATACATTAAATGTAGACAATATACCGTGGAACTTGGCAGCTATTATTTCTAGCTATAACTTAAAGCAACTCGGCCCAGATCATTTTCAAATTGAATATTTTAACCAAGACAAGTTAAAAACAATTGATTGGCAGAACATGGATTTTCATGCCATGTGCAAACAACAGTTAGGAGACATCGTTGCCAATACAGTGTGAACGCGGCTATTTAATAATGGCACAAAATTCTGAATCAGTTGATTATGTTGACTGTGCAAATCAACTGGCTCGATCTATTCGACATTTTCATCCTGATGCTAAAATTTGTTTGTTATCCAACACAGATTTGCCCAATTCCAATTTGTTTGATTATCATCAGACTTTTCCATATCCGCTGAGTGATAACCCGTATGCTAATGACTGGCAGGTATTTGGAGCCAGTCCTTTCAGACAAACTATCAAACTTGAAGCAGATATGATTATTGCCAGTGCGATAGATCATTGGTGGACTATGTTAGAGCATAGAGATGTGGTGATATCCACTGGTGCAAGAGATTTTTATGATCAAAAAACTACCAACAGATTCTATAGAAAAGTTTTTGATTCTAACAATTTGCCGGATGTATACAATGCTATAACATACTGGAGACTAAGTCAAACTGCACAAGAATTTTTTCAATTAGTAAGGATAATTTTTGAAAACTGGGCACAATACAAGACTTTAATAAAATTTCCTGATGAAATTCCATCAACGGATTTAGTTTATGCCATGGCAGCACAGATCATGGGCCCCGAACGTGTGACCATGCCGTTTGTGAGTTATCCTCGTATTGTACATATGAAACGTGGTATAATTCCAACACGTTTAGAAAATTGGACACAAGAATTAATTTGGGAATCCAATCCATTAAGGATTCAGACTGTGGCACAATGGGGCGCAGTGCATTATCATCAAAAGGACTGGCGCAATGACTGAACAAGAATTTTTAGATTTTTGGGAAACAATCAAGTGGCCTGAAATCAACCCAGTTTTTTATAGATTATATCATGACGATACTGGGTTGCCGTTGTTTTACAGTCAAGAAGATTTGCCTGGTAAGTACATTGATATCACACCCGCACAGTTTGCATTGCAAAATATGGCAGTACGAGTAGTTGATAAAAAACTCATCCAATACAAAACTATTTGGGTTAACAAACTTGTAACTGCTGACTCAGGAACACTTTGTCACAGTCAAGATGTAACTATTGTAGTTGCCGATCAATCAGGAAAATACTGGAAGAAACAAGAAAATGTCATTGAAACAAATTGATGTAGCTGATCTAGATTGCATCTATCTAAGTTACGACGAGCCACAAAAGGAAGAACACTGGGTCAAGATACGTAATCTAGTGCCCTGGGCCACACGAGTAGACGGAGTCAAAGGATCAGATGCAGCACACAAAGCAGCAGCAACAGCCAGTACCACGGAACGTTTTATCTTGATCGATGGTGATAATCTTCCAGATCCAGAGTTTTTTAATCAAACATTGACATTTCCTACAGATGATTACGAACATGCTGTGTTTAGATGGAAGGCTCGTAACCATGTGAATGGACTCATGTACGGCAACGGTGGTCTAAGTTCTTGGACCCGGCAGTATGTGCAAAATATGCACACACACGAAAACACAGACGGCCGTACCGAAACCCAAGTGGAGTTTTGTTTTGACCCACTATATTGGGCCATGCATGATAGTTATTCAACCACTTATCCTAATGGATCTGCATTTCACGCCTGGCGTGCTGGATTCCGTGAAGGAGTAAAAATGTGTTTGGATCGAGGGCGTAGACCCACCGTGACTGAATTTCAATCTCGTGTGCATCGACGCAATCTTGACCATCTCACCATCTGGCATAATGTGGGTGCAGATGCAGATTACGGATATTGGGCTATAGCAGGCGCACGCCAGGGCACATACATGACCATGCTCACAAACTGGGATTACTTACAAGTGCAAAATTTTGATACACTGAGTGAATTGTGGCTCACAGTAAAAGATGAACAGCCAGAACATGTGAGTAACAACATTGCCAACGAATTACATACACAATTGGATCTTCCCATGCACATGCTTACCGTAGAGGCCAGTGCATTTTTTAAACATCATTATTGTAGCAACTGGCAAAACCGTGGTGTCATGGTGAGAGAGATAGATGCAAGATAATGTCAGAAAACAAAAGTAAATTCTTATCTTCGGCTGAGAAGATGCAAGCTGATCTAGGGCCAGCACTATGCCTGGCCAAATGGAAACAGGTCAGCTTGCATCTGACCACCGGGTTAAATAACAGTTGCTATCATCCACCGTTGCATACGATAGATCCTGAAGAGATAGCGACCAATCCGGCTGCTTTGCATAACACACGGCATAAAAAAGCACAACGAAAAATAATGCTACAGCAGCAACGTCCTACTGAATGTTCTTACTGTTGGAACATGGAGGATCTTGGCAAACTAAGTGATCGACATTACAGATCAGGTGAACCCTGGGCTGCGGTGGATTTTGAAAAGATAAAAAACTCAACTGGTGATGAAGATGTTATACCGTCGTATGTGGAAGTTAACTTTAACAATGCTTGCAATCTTAAATGCAGTTATTGTAGCCCGCAGTTTAGCTCTAGCTGGCAGCAAGAAGTTGAACGACATGGCGCATTTCCTACTCTGGTCCCTCATAACGCTCCTGAGCATTTTAGCGGCCATCGGAAGCCTATTCCTGCCCGTGATCACAACCCTTATGTAGAAGCATTTTGGTCATGGTGGCCTAGTCTATACTCTGAGCTTAAACACTTTCGCATGACTGGTGGAGAACCTCTAATGGATCGGAACACCTATCGAGTGTTTGACTATGTATTAGAACATCCAAAAAACGATCTACATCTAGCAGTCACATCGAACTTCAGTGTAGAGCCTGAACTATCCAGCAAATACTTTGGATATGTGAAACGCTTATGCGATACTGATATCGAACATTTCATGCAATATGTAAGTCTCGATTCGGGCATAGGGCCGCAAGCTGAATACATCCGTCATGGATTGGACTTTGCCCGATTGCAGAACAATGTGGAAACATATCTCACAGATATTCCATATCGTAACAGTCTTACATTTATTGTGACCATGAACAATTTGTCAGTGACTGGCTTCTTACCATTGATAAAATGGATACTAGATCTACGCCGCCGTCATAGTAAAACATATCAACGTGTGTGGTTTGATACACCTGTGCTACGACAACCTGCATGGCAGAGCCTTCAGACTTTGCCCGAGAGCTATGCTACAAAACTAGAACAAGCACGAGACTTTATGTTAGAAAACTTAGAGACTGGATCCAACCCGTTCCATGGATTCAAGGACTATGAAGTGCAACGTCTTGAGCGTGATATAGATTGGATGCGATCATCTGCACCTCAACCTACTGCGCTGGCAGACTTTTATAGATTTTTTAACGAACACGATCGACGTAGAGGTACAGACTTTGAGAAGACATTTCCTGAAATGTTGACCTGGTGGAAACAGTGTGGTTTACATGCTCGATAATCTACAATTTGTGTCAATAGAATCTTGCAAGTTTCCTTGATTGGTGCTGTAATATATTGTAAATACAACCAACAACATTTAATAGAACTTTACGCTCTAATTCAAAGTGAGTTTCTTGGCCGTTTTTGGCAATTCCTACATACAACAATATAAATGACTGATCTAGAATTCAAGCAACAGGTGCTAGACACCAAGAGTGCAAGTTTTTGTGCAGCCAAATGGTACAATGCTACCATTTGGCTTGGCAGCGGTATGACTACCAGCTGCCATCACCCGCCAGCTCATTTGGTAGACCGAGATAAAGTCACCACCAACCCCAAGCTGCTGCACAATACTGATCAAAAGAAAGAAGACCGTCGTAAAATGCAAGCAGGCGAACGTCCTGCAGGTTGTGAATACTGTTGGAAAATTGAAGACATGGGCAGCGATGCTATCAGCGACCGTGTGTACAAAAGTAAAATTTATCCTATTGAGGCGTTAAGTGAAGCATATGACACTTTGCCCAATCAGGACGTTAATCTTCGTACCTTAGAAATTGCTTTTGATCGCACCTGTCAGTTTGCTTGTAGCTATTGTAATCCTGCTTTCAGCAGTACATGGGTCCGAGACATACATCAAAATGGACCTTATCAAGGGCTTGTGTCTGATGGTCGCAATCATTTCACTCACAAACATACAAGCAGTCAATTGTATCGTGTTGGTGAAACAAATCCTTACGTGGAGGCGTTCTTTGCCTGGTGGGAAAGTGATCTTCATAAAACACTTGAAGAACTGAGAATCACTGGTGGCGAACCATTGATGTCTGTTGAGACTTGGAAACTGATTGACTGGTTTCGAAACAATCCTGGCCGTAGCCAAACACGACTGGCCATCAATTCAAATCTAGGCACAGCAGTGGATCTAGATCGATTGCTAGGCAGCATTGAAGGATTAGAAGTTGACCTTTACACATCCAACGAAAGCACAGGACTACAGGCTGAATACATTAGAGATGGACTGATTTGGGATGATTGGACAAACAATGTAGAACGATTATTAGACAGTGGCCAATTCCGTGTAATACATGTGATGAACACCATTAATGCATTATGTCTAGACAGTTTGGATCAATTCTTAGAACGTATGCTACAATGGAAAACCGAATATGGGCGTGATGCTCTGAGCTTTACACTGAATATACTTCGATTTCCTAGTTTTCAATCACCATTGGTATTGCCTGATAATTTACGTATGCTATATGCACACAAGTTAGAGTCCTGGCTAATTGCCAATCAACACAATGAATTCTTACACGAGCATGAAGTCAATCATCTTCAACGGCTAATAGATTATCTGGATATAGTAAAAACTCCACATTCGGGATCATTTGAAATGCCCAAGTTGTTAAACGATTTCAAAAAATTCTATACACAGTATGACCAACGACGCAATAAAGATTTTGGCCATGCATTTCCTGCATTAAAACCATGGTATGACTCAATACAAATATAACAGCAGTGATCTAGTTCGATCCACTAATCTCACAGACCGTGAGAAATTTTTACTAACTGATTCAAAGACTTTTTGCATATATCCTTGGATCCACTTACATGCTTATCCAACTGGCGAAGCATATCCCTGTTGTCATTCAGAGATGAAGTATCCTGTAGGTAATTGCAGAACCAATACTTTAGAAGAGATCTGGAAAGATCTTCCCATGCAGCAATTAAGAGCTGACATGCTGAGCGAAACTCCTAACCCAGCATGCGAGCGCTGCTACGAACAAGAGCAATCAGGATTTTTCTCTGGCAGAAAAAGTGCAAACAAGCATCACGGGCATCAAATCAAGAAACTTGAAGATAATCCATTTGAAATGACCTATTGGGATATACGGTTCTCAAATCTTTGCAATTTAAAATGCCGTAGCTGTGGGCATATTTTTTCAAGCCAATGGTATCAGGATCAAGCCGAGTTGGCTGGCAAAGGGTGGAAAGATCAAAATCAAGTATTGAACTATGCTGGTCGAACAGAAACTGACATGTGGGAACAGTTGTTACCTCATCTGGATTATGTTGAGCAAATATACTTTGCCGGCGGCGAGCCTTTGTTGATGGAAGAACACTATAACATATTAGACGAACTGGTACGCAGAGAAAGATTTGATGTCAGACTGATCTATAACACTAACTTTACACATACCAATCTTAAAGGAAAAAGCGTTTTTGAATACTGGAAACTGTTTAATAGTGTATCAGTAGGTGCCAGTTTAGATGGGTCAGGTCAATATGCCGAGTACATAAGAAAAGGTACTCGATGGGAACAAATTGAAAAAAATCGAGTTGAGATGATGAAGATATGTCCTAACGTGGATTTTTACATCAGTCCCACCTTGAGCATTCTGAATGCTTGGCATTTACCTGACTTTCATAAAGATTGGGTTGAACGTGGGTTTATTAAACCACAAGACCTCAATGTAAATATTCTTCAAGATCCGCTATTTTACAGAATTGATATTGCACCAATGAAGTACAAACAACGTTTGCGCATCAAGTATCAAGAACATATTGAATGGTTACGTGCGCAAGATCCGTTGCAACGTGCCACAGTGGGATTTGAATCAGCTATCAAGTTTTTAATGGCTACTGACAACACTCAGCTCATTGATACTTTTTGGAGGAAAACGCACGAGCTCGACAGCATCAGATCAGAGCAACTGCTAAATATCATACCAGAGTTAAAAGCGTTACTGTGAAAATTCCCCACAATCAATTCTGTGTGTTGCCTTGGATTAGCTTAGAAGCCAGTCCTATTGGCACAGTAAGACCTTGCTGCCTAGCCGATGACGAGATAGTAGACAATGATGGAAATAAATTTACTCTAACCACAGCTGAGTTTTCAGATATTCAGCGCAGTAATCACATGCAAAAATTGCGGTTAGACTTTCTCGATGGCAAGAAATCTGCTACTTGTCGTAAATGCTGGAATGAAGAAGAATCAGGACGCACATCAAAACGTATGCACACGTTAGATCGTCTCAAACATACATTAACTGATGAACATTGGACTATAGATCCAAAACCTTTGCAGTCATTGGATCTAAAATTAGGCAACATCTGCAACCTAAAGTGCCGTATATGCGGGTCTTGGTCAAGTTCACAATTTGCTGGTGAAGAAATTTCATTCTTACCACGAACAGAACAAAAATCTAGTTATGCGTATAAAATGCTACGTGCTGGTGCATGGCCTAAAGAGAACAATCATTTCTGGCAGCAAATTGATTCAGTGTTGAATGATATACGTTATATTGAATTCACTGGCGGCGAACCATTCATGATTGATCAACACTTTGATATGCTGCAAGGCATAGTAGATCGCGGCATCGCTAGCCAAGTGGAGATACATTATAATACCAATGGTACATTGTTTCCTGATCGTGGCGTGGACATATGGAAACATTTTAAAACAGTAGAGATAGCATTTTCAATAGATGACATCAGCGCACGGTTTGAATATCAACGCTCAAACGCCGCCTGGGATACCGTAAAAGAAAACATCAATCGTTTCAGAATCATGCGTGAAGGTATGTCTAACTTACAGTTACAATGCTGCACCACTGTGAATGTTTTTAATGTGAGATACCTCGACGAAGTAGCATCATGGATAGCATTACAAGATTTTGATTTTGTTTATTGGAACATGATGCACGATGCTTGGTATTTTTCAATATCAAGACTGCCCGCAGATGCCAAGCAAGAAATTGCAAGCCATCTCAGCATGTGTGATGCTTCAGAAATATATAGATCTGATTTTGAAAGAATTATCAATTTTATGAACAACGGTGAATCCATGGATGGTGAAGAAACACGATCTCAGATTCGACTATTGGATCATCGTAGGAATCAGGATTTAAATTGCAATCATCCTGAATTGGCACTTTTACTGAATTATGCAAAAACCTGATACCTTATGTCTAGCACCATGGACACATACATATCTTTCTCCACAAACTGAAAGACGTATGTGTTGTGCATCAAGAGAACCAGCACAAAATTTCACACAATACATAGATACTCAAGCAGGCACAGGTACTTACATACCCATTACATTAGAAGAACATTGGAACAGTGAACACATGAAGTCAGTACGCCGACGTATGATGGCCGGCGAACGCTTGCCTGAATGCGAAGTATGTAATGATCAATTGTTAAACACAGATGTTTATCGCACATATTTTTGGCACTTGTTTCGACACAAATATCATGACGTAATGGCAGCTACGCACGATGATGGCACCTGTGATGTCTTGCCTGTTAGTTGGGATTATAGATTTAGTAACTTATGCAATTTCAAATGTAGAACTTGCGGAGATATGTTGAGCAGTGCCTGGGAAACAGAACAAAAAACCCATGACATGGTCAACTGGACTGATCCTAAAAATAATTGGATGCGGCCAGTTGTACGTGAACAAATTTCAAAGTTTCAAGACAACCAAATTGAACTGGAGTTTAGTAATGCAGTTGAGCAACACCGAGTAGAAGAAATTTACTGGGTAGGTGGCGAGCCTTTGATGTACGAGCAACATTGGCGATACATGAAACGAATAATAGAATTAGGGGATGGCCCACAAGTATATGCTAGATATAATACCAACTTGTCTAGGGTGGAATACCGTGGCATTAATCTCTATCGCGACATTCTTCCTGAGATCAGAGACTGGCAGATATGCGCAAGCCTTGACGGCACAGGCGCAATTGGTGAATACATTAGAACAGGTCTTGATTATGATCAATGGCTTGAAAACTTCCGAGGCGCAGTTGCAATCCAACGCCACTCACGTCAAGTCAGAATTGACTTTACACTCACTTTACCTGGAATGTTCGAAGTTAAAAAAATTACAAAACTTGCCCAGCAATTCAATGTAGGCGTATTGGCTAAAGTTATTTTTTCATTCTCACCAGACATTGTGATGAGCCCATTAGCATTGCCTAGGCATATATTACATCCGTGGCTGGATGAATTAATCCAAGAAACATCAGGGGCCATGCAAGATGTATTGATACAACTAAAAACTCGTCCTACATTTGAAGAGCAGTGGCCTGATGAATATCAACAAGGATTTTCTAAAGGGCGAGCCCGTATTCTACAACTAGAACAAATACGGAGTCACTCATTGACAATGACTGACATCTTGGCAGCAAGACCAGCAGTGCTAGAATGGTGGTTGAACCATGCTTGATAACTCAATTGAAATAGATTTGCGTGACAACAATAATCAATTGCTAACAGTTTATATTGACGTGTACAATAACAGTCTTGCACGTAAATGGATCACAGCATTAAACCACTTGATTGAATTTGACTATCATTTGGAAAAAAATTACTGTTGGCTAGGCTGGACTGAGAATCAACGAAATCTAGATTATATCTGTACACAAATTAATAACAGCATTCATGCAATCAATCAGGCTCAGTTAGGATACGTAATACAAGATTTTTTTAGCCCGGCTAATACTGTAACAGAAAACGGCGGCATTAATCAAGATCATATGAACCAATTGCACAGATATTTTGAAGATCTCCAAGGGGTATCAGGATCAATGAGCCCTTACTATACCGCAGCCGACGATTTTACAAGATGGCACATTAGACAATTAAATCTATTATGTCATGAACTTGAAAGTTTGGTATTAAGCATACGAAAATTACTCACAGCACCAGAATGGCGTAGACCATCACAATTGATGTGTTGGCTACGGGCTCCTAGATTCACACTAGACCCTGCCGATTACGAATTGTTTGGAGTTGACACAATCAATCGACAGCTTGGTGGAGTATATGTGGGTGTTAATAAAGCAGTAGGCAAACACCATTGGGAAGTATTCAATGATGAAGGAAGAGACAGCCGTGTTGGTGAATTAGTCACAAGCACACTTAGATCACAAACTGAAGCTGCCGGAGACTTTGATATTGAATGGGCCAATGATCCAGGATCATTTCCGTGGCAGATCAAAATGCTCAAAGAATTTCGTGAATGGCTTAGAGCCAATGGATTCGATCCTGATGATAAATCATTAACCATTGGGCATCCAAAAGTAGCACAAGTAGATTTGATACGTAGTTTTGGGACTACAGACTATCAAGTGATATGGAAAAAACTAGCTGAACATTTGAATGTATATAAAATACGCACTTCAAAATTTCAAGCTACATATGAATATAATTGGAGTGATCCTGATTATGATCAACAACAAATAAGGAAATTAAAATGAACTGGATTCGACACATTTGGGCAAAGATTACTCTAGAGATTCGTTACCGTAAAAAATTAAAAGAACTACGCAAGCGCGATCCTTTTATCTACAAATGAATTACATAGGAATATCTGCTGGGTTCCATGATGCTGCTATCAGTGTAATCAATGACGCTGGAGATATTTTGTTTGCAGCACACAGCGAACGTTATAGTAAGAAAAAACATGACAAAGATGTATGTGCAGAGTTATTAGTTGATGCATTGGCGCATGTAGATTCAGACAGCATTGAATATCATTATTATGAACGTCCTTGGGTTAAAGCTCTAAGACAATTGCGCAGTGGCGAAGGGTTTCAATGGCCCACCTGGGATAAATTATTAGGTAACACTTACAATCACATGGGTCGGCCGCGTGTGCATACACATGCACATCATTTGTGTCACGCAGCAGCAGGATTCCAAACTAGTCCTTATGCAGATGCCACAGTGGTAGTTATTGATGCCATTGGTGAGTTTGATACAGTGACCATATGGGATGCCACATACAATGCCAATGGTCGTGCTGAATACAAAAAGTTATGGAGTCAGCAGTATCCACACAGCATTGGGTTGTTTTATTCCGCAATGACTCAACGTGTAGGACTACACCCATTGGATGAAGAATACATACTCATGGGCATGGCTGCATACGGGATGCCACAGTATCTTAGAGAGATGCAACAGCAATTTTTGAATTCAAAAGATAATTCACAGTTTGTGCAAAATTTGCACATTGGAGTTGATCAAGAATTTTTACCCAATGCCGACCCAATGGATATTGCATGTAGCGCACAGATTTTAACAGAGCAATTGATACGCAATGTTATCAGTCGTGCCAGGCAATTGGGAACAAGTAAAAATTTAGTGTACGGTGGCGGTGTGGCATTAAACTGTGTGGCCAATCGTTTACTGGGAGATTTTTATGAAAACATTTGGATTGTACCCAATCCTGGTGACGCAGGAAATAGCCTTGGCGCGGCGGCGTTGGGATTAGGCAGTCAAGTCAAGTGGGATACTGCTTTTCTTGGCCACAACATTGCTGGCGAGTACCCTGTTAACGACATACTTGATGTGTTACTTACTGATTGTATTGTTGGTGTTGCATCCGGTCGTGCAGAATTTGGTCCTCGAGCGCTGGGCAATAGAAGCTTACTTGCAGATCCCCGAGGACATTTGATCAAGAACAAAGTAAACGAAATCAAACAACGACAGAAATTTAGACCATTTGCGCCAGTTATTCTTGAAGAATATGTACATGACTATTTTGAAATGCCCAGACACTGGAATAACAGTAGATACATGCAAGTGGTTGCTACTTGCAAGAATCCTGAGTTGTTTCCTGCTATTGTTCATCATGATGGTACCAGTCGTGTACAAACTGTTCCAGCTGATGGGTCAGGCATCCGAGCTTTATTGGAAAAATGGAATTTTATGACTGGATGCCCTATGCTATTAAACACCAGCCTTAACATACGTGGCAAGCCAATGGTCAATGATCGTTGGGATGCTGATCGATTCCAGCAGTGCTATCAAGTCAAAGTTTGCAGTTAATACAATCTACAACAGTTTGTAATCTATGAGCCATACCAGCCTGGAACACATTAGAATTGTGTTGTATCTCAGGTGCCAGATCAATATACAATTGATGTAAATTTTTAAGACCAGAACGTATCAATGATTTTGTAATATCCAACACAGCTTCAAATCGTTGTTGATTGTCGGCAATTGAATCATAATTTTCATCTATACATCGACCAAAAGTTTGATATCCTAAGTCACGCAAATGACGTTGATGATCAACTGAACTCACAGCTACAAAAAATTGATTGTTGAATATGGGTTTAAATGTTTTTTCTGTGATAAATTGGCCATTAGATGAATCCACATCAATCATGGTTTCTAACACAATGTTAAAATAGCTTTCTGCGTAGAGCGCAGTCATGTTTTCATGATAGTTATTATGGGCTGCTGTATCAAGATCATCCACACGAAATGGTCCTGATGCAACAAACTCATTGACTCTTGATTGGCATTCAGCAAGATAATTATTATTTAATGCACACCCATGATAGTCGTCTTCGGATCCTAGCAAATGTTGATTATAACTGAAATAACCACGCTGGTGTAATCCATGACTCCATAAATCGCTCATGAATACTTTGCGCCATAGTTTGTCAACTCTGCACAAGGATATGTAGGCTCGTGATCTTGGCTGCAAATGATAAATTGCACCGTACTTACGATTTACAGTACGCCAATACATAAATTCTAATTCGGGCCAGTACACAGTATTGTGATATTGGTCAGCCGACGAATTACCAGAAATTAACCATACTAGTTCTGAGTCTATATTATGCTGATAGCACAGGTCATCTAATCGTTGTCGTATAGGACCCGGATGATCTCCTTCATGGTACGTAAACACCAGTTTTATTTCTTTTTTCTTCAAACGTGCCAATGCCTGCCCACTGATTAAACTTAGATAATCTTGAGAAAAATCAAACCATCCTATCACTACTGGATACCACGCACCTACTGGAGCGTTAGACGTCAGTACCGTTGCAGATGGAATATTGCAATCTCGAAGATAATGTATAATACGAGGAAAATCTAATCTTTGTCCGTCCTGGTAATCCAATTGATCATGTAAATGAATAGGGATACCATTAGGCATGGGCTTGCATGTGCCTGGATGTATGTGATCCACTGCTATATAAATCATTTGTTTAGTGACAGAAATTATGTTATAATTACTTTATGTTTGATATTGTAATTATGAATATGGGAGGGCATTCGTCGAATGTGGAGTATTTACGTGATCGATTGCCGCATGCCAAAATAGTTAATTGGACTGATCACCTGTCTACTATTCGTCGAGGATCTCAAAATATACGAACTAGATATTTTTGGGTGTTGAGCAGTTGTTGTGATTACAGTGACTTTGATTTTTTATGGGAGCCTACTCCGTGGCAAAGTCACCAAATACATTGTTGGCCCAGCGGCGACCAACAATTTGGTGATACATTTTTAATACCAACAGCTCAGTGGAATCAACAAAAAGATTCATTGGCAAGATTGGAACAATATAAAGATGTAAATTTTGAACATGAATCTGTTGCTAGATTACCTTGGCAAAAAATACAATACAATCAAGACAGTGTGGTTGCTGCTATTGCTAGTTCACAATGTCATACTCCGTATGTGTTGTTTGAACATGAAAATAACCCAGTGACTGTGCAACCTGACCCGTGGCTATGGAGAGAACAGCCAGTGGTTGGACTTACTAGCAATCAAGCATCCTGTTTGGTACCAAGAAATGCACATGGGAGTATCCGCAAGCAAGTGTATGACTATCAATATTTACAAAAGAAAAATTTAAATCCCAGTCAACAGTTAGACATAGTATTCATTTCAAATGGAGAACTCAATGCTGAACAAAATCTCAAACGTTTAATTCTATTGCCCAAGACAAATCGCACAGTGCGAGTAGACAGCATCAACGGACGAGCAGCAGCATATCACGCAGCAGCAAGACTCAGCACCACACCGTGGTTCTTTGCTGTGTTTGCCAAGCTAGAAGTGGATATTGATTTTGATTGGTCATGGCAACCAGACTATATGCAGCAGGCCAAGCATTATATCTTTCATGCCAAAAATCCGTGCAATGGCTTGGAGTACGGGCATCAGGCCATGATTGCATACAACAAACAACTGGTGTTAAACAACCCAGGTGTGGGATTAGATTTCACACTAGATTCACCGCACGAAGTGGTGCCAATTGTGAGTGGCATAGCTGCTTACAACACCTCGGACTGGAGCACCTGGCGCACAGCCTTTAGAGAAGTGCTAAAGTTGCGAGCCAGCTTGCCCGATATAGAAAATGAATATCGTATACAGCAATGGCTAACACAAAATCAAAGTGTTCGCAGTGCATTGAGTGCAGCAGGCGCACAAGATGCTCTAGACTACTATAATGAAGTAGCCGGAGACTTTGATCAACTAAAGAAAAGCTATGAATGGGAATGGTTAGCTAGCTATGCTTTTTTCAAACGGCAGCTAACACCGAATCAATAATATGATCAATTTCTAGATCAGTAAGTTCTGGATAAAATGGCAATGAGATACATCGTCGTGACAGACTTGATGCCACACTCAACAAACTGGGTCCTTTGAGGTTTTGATATGCATCAAGTTCGTGCAAGGGACTACGATAATGAATCTTGGTATCAATTTGGCAAGCAGAAAGATGTTGTTGCAATTGACTTTGATTATCTACTTCAATCACAAACTTTTGTAATGCATGGCTTCTAAAGTTAGTATCATCAATCAAACACCTAACGGAACGGTCTTCTAGCCTGGTCATCCAGTATCTTGCTATCTTGCTTCTGCGTAGTTGCCAGTCGTCTAGGTATTGAGTTTTGACCATCATCTGAGCACAATCAATTTCACTCATGCGACTGTTTGTGCCAATTACACTGTGCCCGCTGGCCTTGCCATTATTGATCCAGTTACGGGCATAGTCGGCTAGATACAAATCAGAGGTTACCACTGCACCACCATTGCCGTAGTTGGGAAGATTCTTTGTAGGATCAAAACTGATAGCAGTGGAGTTAGATTGTCGTTCACAGTTGTTTGAAAGCCAGTGTTGAGCACCATCTTCAATTAAACAATCAGTCATAGTATTCCATCTGTGTTGTAATGCAGAACCATATAACCCCACAACACAAATAGCATCATACTCATTTTTAATCTGAAAAGGATCCATACATCCATATGAATCAGTATCAACAATTTCTACTTGCCAACCTGTTTTCATAAATGCATTGACCGTAGCAGGATATGTCATGGCTGGAACTAGCACTGTGGGAGTTTTATCGTGATCACGAATGTGACTAAAACAGTAACCAGCAATGATTTCCAACGCCTGTGTTCCAGAGTGACAGGTTACTGCATATGAATTATGATTCTTTTTGGCCAACCATGATTCAAACTCAGCAGTATAGTTGCCATCCATAAGATTTCCAGAACGCAACACTATATCGGTTGCATCCAGGATCTCTTCACGTAGATTATTATACTGTTGGCGGAGACCAGTGAAGGGAATGGTAAGATTAGACATTTAATAACCAATAAACGGAATGATTGATTAATAACATTATGTATTTACAGAACAAATATACTCAATGCTATTGAGCAACAGCAAGGTCAATGACTGATTATTTTGAAAGACATCATATTATTCCTAAATCACTTTGATAATTGTGCAGCCCAGTAGGATGACTGGCTAAGCCACTCATAATAATTTTCAAAACCTTCTTCAACATCAATTTTGGGATTGTAACCTAACATTGCTCTAGCACGGTCAATATTCAATGCACCACGTGATGGAAAATCTGCATCTTTGTCTTTGCATTCAATAGAGCCTTTGCCAACAATTTTAACAATCATTTTTGCGGCTTCCAACAGGCTCACACTGTGTGATTTAGTAATGTTGTAAGTGCTGTCGCGGGCCATGATTCGAGTTGCAGCCGCCACAATACCATCCGCAGCGTCATCCACATATGTAAAGTCTAAGGTTTCTCCGGCTCCGTTGACTCGGAGGGTACCACCACGCATTGCGGTAAGCATAAATTTCGCAACAACCCGATCTTCCACGTCTAACGGTCCATACACTGCCGACGGACGGATGATAACATATTCCATGCCTGTTTTTCTTGCATAGTCTTTAACAAGCCATTCTCCTGCTAGTTTCATGATACCGTATTGTCCTTGAGGCCTGCATTCATCATCTTCCAACGCTTGATCTTCAAAGTCTCCGTAGACCATTGAGCTAGAGATGTAAACAAAACGGCGAACATTGTGTTTTTTGGCACTCTCAAGCAGGTTGATCAAGCCCTTCATCATAACATCTGCACCCCAGCTAGGGTTGGCATTGACCACTTTCTGTCTAGGAAAGCTGGCACAATGCACAATGACTTCTGGTTGTTCTTTCTCTATAATCCAATCAATTTCATAACTGTTTGTGATGCACTGATTATGGTATGTGTGAGGATCTAATTTTTTAAGACGTTCCCCTATCAAATAATCAATCTCTGCTGATGGAATAATACCATAGGTGGTATGTGTGTCTACTACAGCAACGTCTTCATCTTGTGCTTGCAACCGTTGAACCACATTATGTCCAATAAGTCCGTGCCCACCTGTTACTAATATTTTCATTTATTGCCCCATTTCATTCGATACCATACGTATACTTTCTCATCCATCACAGTAAAGTTACCGGCTCTGCTATACTCCCAGTATCTTCCGTTTTTGTATGTTCCTGCATGTCCAAAACTGTTGAGCAACCAGTTTTCTGCTTCCATGCCTGGCCAGCCTTTGATCTTGTACAAGTTCATAGCCACAAACTTTTCGCCATCCCACATTTGTTTACTAACAGGAGACAGTAGTGTGACTTCGGCGTCTATGTATTCAATATTCGGTGCCAACATACTTCAATGTATAAAAAGTTTGATCTGATTCTTTCATACGAGCCACAATTACAAACTCAAATCCATGACATGAGTGATCCGCATGCCGTACCCACCAAGGCAGTTCCACCGAGTGTTCCATCACAAACTTGCCAGCTTCGGTTTGTTGCCATTGCCATATAGGATCGGCTGCATACAGTACAGGATCTTCAACATCGCTCATGCGAAATCTATGAACCACCATGTCTGAAAATTTAACAATGTTGCCGTCGATAATTTTACATTCAGATGGTTTACTGTGTATGCTGTATGTTTGATTCAATTCACGCAAAATAGCCATATGCTAGTGTAGCACAGAGACTGTTACTTTGCAACTAGATTAGCGGCCATTGGGAAGATTGCAGCAATGGCTCGAGCGCATGCTAGTGCAATATCCTGGTGCTCTTTTTGTGTGCCGTTCTCTTTGCGCAACATGATGTAGTGGATCCATGAACGAATAGTGCCATTCATGTACATCCGACTCACGGTATTACCTTCGGGCAGCATGCAACGAGCTTGCTCTTTGGCAATGCCTGCACCAATTGCCCAGGTGTAGTTTTGTTTGACCAAGTCAATAACTTCTTGCTGGCGTCGGTTCCATTCTGCTGCAAGGAATCGATCATCCTCAGATTCCATGTCAAGCTCTACACTGTTTTGTCTATTCTTTGTGTCCTGGAGTCTTGCCTCACGTAACACAAACGCTTGGCCAAGTTCAGCTGTAGGATCAGCATATCGCTGGGAGAACTCTTGGAAGCTGAAACTTCTGTGACGTAGAATCTGTCGGGCAATGTCGCGTGTGGTTTCAATTTCAATACAGGCTGATACCATTTCCAACGGTGACCAGTGTTGATGCTTGACCAAGTATCGGATAAGTCGCTCGCTTGTTTCAGTAGTGAACTGGTTGGCAGGGTTGGACACACGGGCGCAATATGCAATAAGCTCTTGTGCATCTGTAATGCCTTGTGTAGCAAATTCTTCTGTTGGACTGCTGTGACTGAGTAATCGAACGTTCATAATTTTTTTAGTAATTTATCTGTAGCTGGTTGTACAATGCTGGCCACAGTATTAACATCCACCACAAAGTCGATGGTACGTACGGTATCTCCCAACATTGAAAGATTTCTATTTAGGATTTCTTCAACTTCGTCATCGTCAAGGCCGTCGCGCCGTAATCTAGCAAGATTGATGGTCTTTTGTTTACCACCATCCATCTTGATAATCATTTTGTTAATGCATTTTAACGGAACTTGGGTCTTGTCGACTTCTGAAATTATATAATCCCATTTGGCTAAGAATTCGTCACTCAGTGGCATGAGCAGCAGCCTTGGCCTTTGCTGGTCGGCCTTTTTTCACTGCGGCAACTTTTGGTGCTTCAACTTCGACTTGTGGAATTGGCACCATCCTGGGCAAGTCCATCATCTTCACACCAGGAAACATTCTTTCAGCTTCTTTCTTCATTCTGGCTGCTTCGTTAATCATACCAGTTGCTTCGTTGTGCATGCGTACCGCTTGAGTGAGCATGTTGGCAGCAATGGTCTTGTCATCCAACGCACCGTCTGAAGGTGCAGCAGTATAACCTGCTTCTACTGGCGTAGAGCGAGATTGTTGTCCAGCTTTGTAAGCAGCTTCGGCAGCACGTTTGACTTTGGGATCAACAATACCACGGCTGCTATCAATCTCTGCCATCTTGCGCACAGCATCTTCGCCCTTTTTCATCTCATTGAGAATCTTGTTAAGCTCACTTAGACGTACATTAGAATTCATGTTGGGAGTCATCAACACTTGTTCAGTTTGCACACGTTTCATTAATCTTTCAGCATGCAAAGTTTGCAGCATATTGCGACCATCAGGAAGGATGTTTCGATTCAATGCATCTGCAAATTCTTCAGCAGATTGCCCAACTGGACTCTCCAACACCTTCATCAACGGGTCGTGAATGCTGATAGGCAGCAGGTCTGGATAGATGCAAAGGCACATGTGATCGTCGCCGGGAATCTGTCTAAAGATTACTGCAACTTTACGGTCGCCATGTTTACCAATGTGTTTCAAAAATGCCATAAAATTCTCCTTAAAGGGTTGTAGATTCTGTTGAATCTGGCACTTCAGCCTGGGGCTGAGTTTCTGCTGCTGTGGTTTCTTCTGCCTGAGCTACAGCAGTCTTGATGAATAGATCAATCTTTTCATACAAGGTTCCAACTTGTTTTGCTTCGGCAGCACCAAATGCACCACGCTTGACAGCAGTGTCGATTACATCGCGAGCTAACGCAATGTCGTTAATTGTGAGTTGAGAGTTGATGTTTTCCATAAAGATATTTACATAAAAAACCCTCTGATATAAATTTTTCAGGGAGTTTTGGTAAAACAAGCTAAAGTTATTTTGTATGTTCCTCGTAGTAGGCATGCACGCCCCAAGGAGGAATAATAGTTGTAGTTCCATGCAAAATCCAAGTGACTTCGCAATAGTTCTCATCACCCCAACTACCATAAGGATAACCATCTGTGAACACTACCAAGCGGCGCGGCACAATGTCGTTTTCTTTGAAGTATTCGTAAAAACAATCAAAGTCAGTACCGCCACCACCTGTTACTTCATAATCACAGATGCCGTCCAAGTTGTCTGAATCGTATTGTTGCGGATTGTATGCTTGAGTGTCAAAAGTTACAACGTGAATTTTGTAAGCAGGAAACGAATCCATAATGCCTTGAATCTCGCCCAGAAAGTCTCGTAGCATATCTTGATCAATACTACCTGACGCATCAATTGCAACAGCAATATCAATCATCTCGTCGGGCTTCATGCCAGGCATTACTGCATCCATGTGCCAGCCTCGACGGCTGGCTCGCATCCAAGTATAGTCGCTTTTAATGGTACTTTCCAAATTCATGCGCAATAGTTCACGCCAGTTCATCTGAGGCTCAGTCATTTCATCAATAAGACGTTTGACACCAGCAGGAATATTACCAGCACCATCAACTGTGGCAGCAGCAGCCATCATGGCTTCTTTGATCTCGTCTTTGATAGCTTGGCGATCAGATTCACTCAGCTTGGGACGTCCTTTGCCTTTTTTATTTTCATCGCCGTCACCTTCGCCATCACTATCACCTTCACCGTCCAGGTGATCATCCAGCAGCTGGTCAATGAGATCCGCCATGCTGATGCGTTTGACATTCTTCATGAGATCATCGTACACTTTCTCTGAACTCCAGCCATTGTACTTGCGATCATACAAACAAGGCACTGACGTGATAAACTCACCGACACCATGTTCTTTCAAGTCTGCGTTGACACAGTAATCATTGGCCACGTTCCAAATCTGTGGATCACGTTCATTGCGGCGTCCAAAGTGATCATACACACAATGCAATACTTCATGTCCAAACAAGAACTCGATTTCTTTGGGACGAAGCATTTCAATAAAGCGAGTGTTGTAATAAAAATGACGTCCGTCTGTGGCAGCAGTACCGCACCATTCATCTGCATTAACCAGCTTGAGACGAGTTGCCAAGTTACCAAAGAAGCTGGCTTTCAACAGCAAGCCCACACGGGCAGTGATCAGCTTCTCACGTACCTTGCCGTCCAGCTTCATATCTTTGGGCCCAATGAGATTTTTAAATTTGTCTTCTTTTTTGTTAGCTGTGGTGTTAGCTGTTGCCATAGATTGTTCCTTGTTAATGTGTTTATTATACTGTAGATATCATTAGTGGTCAACTAAAAAAGTGTGTAGTTTTTACAACACTTATAGGTATTTTAGCTGGAACCAAGTCAGTGCAGCCTCATTGAAAAAATCCAAGTGAACCTGTTTTTCAAGGCGGCCACGCTCTACTAGAGAGCCAGGGGGAGTAAAAGATATCCATTTTTCATGCCGTCTCACAGTGAATCCCAATTCACGTTTCAATACCCAACTTATAACAATACCGGCACCGTTATCAGCTAGTATTTTTTGCCAAACATCGTCCCAATGCTGAGTTGAGCAAAAGATAATGAGATTCTTTCTTACAATTATGTTAGGTTTCACGGACATGACTCAAACTAAACCAGGACACTTCTTTGTCAGATGCCACATAGATACGATAGTCACGATATTCAGTCTGATATGCCCAATATGGATTTGATTCTAGAGGAGCATTACGTGCCCTAGATTGCTTGTTCATTGTTACCTGCAACTCAGCTTCCTGTGCCCAGCCGTATGTTTCATTGAACCAACGCCGAGCTTGATCAAAGTCCAATGCGCCAGTGCCTGACGAATCACTCCTGAACTTAATCATGTAACGATATCTGTTTCGATGATTATGTCGATGATCTAGTTTGGCAATTTCATATCGCATGATGAAATATGGGGACCGTAGTCCCCATTCCTGTTTTAGCCTTGGGCTTGTAGCACGTACTTTCCAAACTTGCTGTGGAACTCATCAAAATGCTTGAGCTTTGTGGGTTTGAACGGCAAGTTGTAAGTGGTCAACGCAATGCGGGAACCCATCACAGTCAACTCAGTTTCAAAATTCCGCATCATGTAGCTGAGGAAGTTATCAGCCATTTCGTGAAACTTCTTTTCATCCATTTTGCTTTCAACCGCAGCCTTGAGTTCGTAGCACATGGAAATAACCAGGCTATACATGGCGCTGATTTCTTTCACGTTCAAGTCCTTGACTTTGCCATTCAAAATATCAGCTGGATCAGGCATACGGCCCGACACCCTGCGATGAGCCATAAACTTCACTGCCAAGCCTTCACCAACAGTACCTGCTACCAAGTTGGTAAAGGTGTCGTCGTCGCCATCAGCGTCGTTCAACAGCTCGCTCACAAAGGTCCATGAGCGCGGAGTAGCAAATGCACGGCTTGAGCTCTTGGCATCAAAATCGTACAGGTCTTGTTTGGCAAAGCTCAAGTAACCAACCACGTCCTTGTGGATGTTGTTGAGCACTGCCCATTCTTGCCACGAAGCAAAGTCCACTTTCATTTCCTGGTGAATGAAACGATTTGCCAGCGGAGTGGGCATGCGATAAGTCACACCTTTATCGCTTTCGCGGTTACCAGCTGCTACCATGACAACATTGTCCGGCAGCTTATATTTGCCAATGCGACGATTCAGAATCAGCTGATATGCAGCGGCCTGCACACTGGCAGCGGCACTGTTAAGTTCGTCCAAGAACAGTACCACAATAGGATACTGACTAGCCAGTTCTTCGTCGGGCAGTTCCACAGGAGGTGCCCAATCCATCTTGCCAATTTCTTTGTTGTAAAAAGGAATACCACGAATGTCAGTGGGTTCCATCTGACCCAACCGCAGGTCAATCATATAACCGTTGAGGTCTCGAGTAATGCCTTCAACCAGCTCGCTCTTGCCAATGCCTGGGGGACCCCACAGGAACAAAGGACGCTTGACTTTGAATGCTTTGAGCAGGGATTTGTGCGCTTGGCGCGAAGTAACTGTACGTGATTCTGACATGGGCTGTGCCTTTCTAGGGTTGAAATTTAACTAACTAAGCTTCTATTGTAACAAAACACGATTTTTGTGTCAACTGTTAACTGTTGCAAAAGGGCTACAGTCTTCTTGGTCCTGGTTGACAGGATCTTCAGAAGGGTCTGCAACTTCATACACCCAATTGATGGGCACATCAAGAAGTCGTGCAATAGTAACGGGCAGGTAGCCCTTGACTAACATATCGTCGATTTCAACGGCAAGACTGCTCATAGCACTCATAACTAACTCCTTTTTAACTACAATACACATATTATAGCAAAATGGCCATTACTAGTCAACCTCTGTATCTATAGAGCCTAAACAATACATTCCGTCAACAAATCCTGTAAACCCTATAGGTTGACCATTGATTCTTTGGATGTAGCATTCGTTAATACTTTTTAATACATTTTTTACCCCGTACTCCCAGCTTTTTAAATATTTGAAATCAGATGATTTTATATCCCACATCCACGTATCTGCTTCGTCGTAGATACAACTCGAGGCTTTTTTTGTTTGAAAAGCAGATAACTTTGTATAGTCATTGTAAATGATATAACGAACCAGAGTGTCCCAGGTTTGTTTGCGTTGTTGTGTAAACGGAATGTTTCGATTGATTAATTTCAATGCATCTGGATTGGCTTGTAGATAGCGAAAAATTTCTCTAGATTGAGCCAATACTAACTCAGGCATATCAGGAGTCCAATAAAATAATTCACAGGTTCTCTTGAATGAATTTTGTGGATTGGTGTTTGCCAACTTATCTAAAAAATAGCAAAAAACTTTACCATTGTCATACCAAACCTGCGGCTTATCAATGCCAAAGATGATAGCTGTATTCTTGCCGGCATTTATTGCGTCTAGCTCACTTTTTCCAATTGCATTAACTTTAAAATATACACCGGGATTAAGATGGTCTTGGGCATAGAACCAATCGTTGTCTGTTAGCTCTGCGTTTAAAATTTGATCACTCCAGTCTTGGATTTCAAATTTAGTGTTTGGTAATAGTTCTTTATATTTGTTAATCATTGGTAGGATTGTTAGTTCCCATTCGTTGATAACATTCGATGGGTGATCGCTAGTGCCTGTATTGTATTTTTTATAAGTTGCTTCGATTGGCCATCTTATAAAAATCTCGTCAATATGAGTATTACTATCAATAAATGCTTTTAACACAGTCCAACTATCACTACCCCCACTAAAACTCAGTATTAGGTATTCGTATTTGTTTCTGAGTTGGCGGGCTCGCTGTTGATAAAAATAGTCAAGACTGAATGGAACATCGTCTTGCCAATTTAATTTAGAGTATATTTCGTTATGAAAATGCCAAGTTGGTGTAACTCCTAATTGTGTGGCCCGGACCAAGGCCGAAGCCTTGTGTGTAAAAATTTCAGAGCCAACTTTGTAAAACCCAAATTGATATCGATCAGTCATACAATTATTTGTTGCTTATACGATTGACAAGAGGCCGAAATCTTATCAAGTCTCTTTTTATCAATGATACCAGTAAAGTTGAGTTTTGATCTGGTAATTGCAATCCTAAATTCAATAATTTTTCTTTAGTAATAGGGCGGTTTATACTTTTAACAATAAGATCATTGTAAAATTTTATCATATCATCTGGTGCGTTAGCTGGCAGACTAACCCCATACCAACTATGTGTAACAATTCCCGGTAGATATTGATCAACAGTAATTTGATTGGCAGTTTTAGTATTAGTTGTTGCTAATACTTTTAGTTTGCCAGACTCAACAAATCGATTCAGTGGTGAAACTCCTGAGTCAACAACCAAGTCAATTCTACCCTCAACCAAGTCCGGTATTAACGGTACTGTACCGTTGTAAGAAACATGAGTGATAGGTTGTCTGATTTGATCTTCAATTAGCCTGATTACAAATTCACCACCTGCAAATGGTGATCCCCATGTGTAGTTTCTGCGACCACTGAGAATGTCATTGATAACTTGTCTCATATCCCCAGGAACCTTGGTAGGATTGGCATAGATACGGTTTTCTACGGTGCCGATTGTTCTTAGATGACTAAAATCCTCAAGTATATCATAAGTTGCACCTGGTTGTTGTAGAAGCTTACTATACAGGTTAGCGGTAGCAGTTAGCATCAGTGTGTATCCGTCTGGGCGAGAGGTAGCAACGCGATTTGCGGCAATTGCTCCAACAGCACCGGGTTGATTAACTACTATTGTAGAATATCCTTGAAGCGTAAAGCTCTCGGCCATGATTCGTGCTAGGTTGTCAACGGTACCGCCAACTGGGAATCCAACAACAATAGTAATTTCTTTTTTGGGCTCCCATGCATACAAAGAAGTCATAGAAAGAGTCAAAAAAATACTTAATAAAAGTTTTTTCATTTTAAATCCTTGGTTATGTAATTTAAATGCTGGTAGAGGAACTCTACTTACGGTAGGCGTTCTGTAGTATAATACTACAGTAAAGACATCTCAATGTCAAGCGTCTATTTTAATACCGACGTCGGAAGAACCCGGCGTTGCAATGGTACTTATCCTTTGAATTTTTGTCAAAAAAAAAACCCACCGAGGCAGGCTTTTGAGTTTCTGTTACAAGGTATGTCTTACCCCGAGCAGTGTTTAGGCTGCAATTTTACTCAGTCGAGATTAATTTTCTGATGATTTTTTTCTAGGAGCAGCTTGGCGACCAACAAGATCAGCTTGGATCATGCTTCGGCGAATCTCGCCGCGTAGGTGAGGGTCTACAATAACTGCTAATTGACGTTTGATGCTTTTGGGCATGCGATAATTTGGGCCTGGTTTAATCATTTATTTCCTTTGGGTTGTGCTTTTTCCATCTTTACTAATCTATCAGCTAAATCTATCAATTTGTCCTGCACTGGTTTTGGCAATGCATCAAACGTGGCCTGATCGGGCACTGCTTTTTTGTAATTTGCTATTATGCGATCAAACTCAGCTTTATCTTCTGCGCTCATGGTGTTGGGTGCCATTGCTTTGGTCAGTTGATTCCAGGCTACATAGCCAATTCCTCCAACCATTGCTGCTTTTGTAGCTATGCTAGTGGCCGGAGCAATTATGTTGTTACCAATTCCTTTATAAATGTCTTGACCAGCTCGTCGAGCCGCTCTCCATGCAATCCGGCCTAGTCCTTCATCTACTATGTCACGATCACGTGCCAGTTGTTCACTTAGTGTTTTGTATTCACGACTTTCAAAGTTATTTTTCTTTAATAACTTTTCAAGATCAGCTACAACAGTATTAACAGTTGGTACCGCTGCTGTTGCAGCTGGTGTAGCTGCCGGTGTAGCTGCTGTTGCAGCTGGTGTAGCTGCCGGTGTAGCTGCCGGTGTAGCTGCTGTTGCAGCTGGTGTAGCTGCCGGTGTAGCTGCCGGTGTTGCAGCTTGTTGTGTTGCCGTTGGTGTAGAATATCCTGTATCAACGGCTAGTTTTTCTAGATCTGTCAGAACTTTATGTATACGAGATTGTGTATCGGGCGGTAACGTATTTGCAATTTTAGGATCTTTGATAAAACTCATGACCACAGGAAGATTCTGTTTGACCACCGCTTGATCAGCATCATTCATGCCTTCTAGATTGTTGGAATCTTTGTATGCATCATACAGCATCTTACCTATATCCCAGACAGTGTATGCTGCACCAGCAGCGCCTATTAGTGGAGCAAGTGGACCTGATAATGCTGCGGCTCCTGCTGTTCGGGCACCTAATCCAGGCAATTTAGAAAGAATTTGTTGCCCGGCTTTAGATACCCAGCCGGATGGCTTTAGTTCTACAGCCTTTGCAGGTGCAGTTGGTGCACCGCTGGGTTTGTTGAATCGATCGTATACAGAAGGCTGAGCCGCTGCTGATGCTGCCGGAGGTTGAGCCGCTACTGCTGTAGGAGGAACATAGCCTCCTTTTTGTATCATTGGTTGCTGAAATCCTGGAGTTTCTTGAGCATCCAGATCTGGCGGAATTCTCTGTGCAATACGTGCTTGATATTCGTTTGGGGTTAGTTGGCGATCGACTTCGTAAATTCGACTTTCTGAAACTTTGATCTTGCCTTTGTACTTGGCAACAATTGATTCAATGGCACTCAGTGCAGCATTCAATTTGCTAGTATCCACAGCAGGGGTAGCAGCTTGTGCAATACTGAGATCAGCATATTTGGCTGCAATGTTGGGATACTTGGCCATGGCAGCAGTGGTCAACGGGCCTATGTCACCGTCTATGCCATCACGATTTGCACCTGTGGCACCTAATTCAGCACCAGCAGCTTTGAGCTCTGCTTGCAATTTTTTAATACGACCCACATCGCCGCCACCTGTTGAACCACCTTGTGTCACTGGTGCAGGACGATCCGCTGCACCTCCGGCTACAAATTGATGTTTCAATGCCTGATGTTGACTTTGTGGTGTGCCACATACCACACAGCGAGGTTCTGAACTCGGTTGTGTAGGGTTAGATAATTCTGGATCTGCCTCATTCAAGAGATCAAGGTACCGACGAAATTGATTAGTGCTCATGCAGATATTTACCTTTTTTCACAAGCACTGTCTACATCAATATTTCCTGTGATGGCTTTTGCTTGCAATGTCTTGAGGTTTATACAACCAGCTACGATTCACAAAACCTTGTTCAATTTCACGTAGAGCTGTGACTGCATGACTAGTCACGTTGGTTACTTTGGGCATGTCACCACGTGCCAGTTCTCGTGCTCGACGAGCTGCAATCAGTACCAAATCGTAACGGTTACCAATCATTGCTACTGCATCTTGACTAGTGAGTCTTGCCATATTTTTCTCCTGGGGGTTGTTGATAGTTACAGTATACAACGAATCACACACGTAGTCAAGTCAGAACTGTTTCAATTTGGTGATATCCAATGCGTTCGAAGTATTCTGTTTGTGTGCCTATGCTAGTATATAGTGATTGAGAAATAACAGTCAAAAGAAAGCCCGCCGAAGCGGGCCTCTGTTATTTTTGGTTACAAGGTATAACTACCTCGTGGAGGTCACGCTGCTAGGCGTTCTTCTCCAAAGTATGCATCGTTTGCATTTAGGTTTTTTGTGTCTACGACCGGGTTACCCCAATCCTAACGGCTTCTACATTGCCGGACTGTCCAGTCAAATACTGCACCGACTGTCGAATCTAAGACCGGCCCATCATAAAAACACCGTATGCTCTTATGGTGGACCGGGCGGGGCACCGCCCCCCGCGTCCAGTCAATTGTTCTTTTTCCTTCATACAGTCTTAACTTACAGTATATATTTATTTCTACATGCTGTCAAGTGAATTTGGTGCTGATAGCAGGATTTGAACCTACGACCTCTTTCATACCAAGAAAGCACACTACCTCTGTGTTATATCAGCAAATTAATTTAGTGGAAGACCTCTTGCTGCTCTTCCGTTTCCTCTGTTTTTACCTTTCCATGTGTCAGTAAAATATATATACACTATGGCCAAACTAACAAACTTTCCCACAGTGAATTATATCACACTATACGAGAACATAGATCGAATGGAGTTTATGAATGCTCAATTGACTAGATATAGTATACGTTACATGCCATGTTTGAATCACAGATATACTACATTTCAACATAAAGTTAATATTTTGTGGCCAGAAGTTGTCAAAGAGGATGCTGAAACATTTCAAGGATTCAGCCATCCAGGTACGATTATTAGTTATTTGACTGCAATGAAAAATTGGTATGATACAACCAATGAAGAACATGTGATATTTTGTGATGACGACATGAGTTTTGAATCTATTGACCATTGGAGTTTTACCTGGCAAGAGTTTGTAGATAACTTGCCCACTGATTGGGAAGCTGTACACTTAGTACGTATTAATAATTGGCATGTTGGATTGATTAACAATGCTATCAAATTTGAAATACCATCACTGCAACTACGAAAAAAAGAATGGGACGATTTTGGTGGTGCCGGACTGTTCAAACGTGAATACATTAAAAAAATATTAGATCGACATTGGATAGATGCTTTAAATTATGATTTTAGAATACCCTATAATGACGGCTCCACAATGTTTTATTATGCAACTATTGAAAATACATTATTCAATGGATTATGTGATACAGTTTACAATATTCCACTATTGTTAGAATATCCTGGATTTCCAACCACAATGAACGTACAAAGAATGTTATATTCTCATGACAGGTCCTACGAATACTATTCAACACTATGGAAAATGTACGGTAGAGATTTTCCACTGCGGTATATCATGAATCAAACATGAAATTTTATGGAGCGACTGGCAGGACTCGAACCTGCATGAATCCTTTAGCTTTCTCTTGGTTCGAAGCCAAGCGGCATACAGTCGCAATCTATCCGTTGAACGCTCGGCCCTGAAGAAGAACCCTGCCGTATATAACAACTTCTGGGAGTGGCAGTTACACAGAGGGCAGGGCCGTGTTATCTGGCGGAGAGCAGAGGAGTCGAACCCCATCCCATTTCTGAGAACCTGGTTTTCAAGGCCAGTCGCAGGACCATCCCCGCTGCATTACTCTCCAAATTGGTGGGATTCGTTTTGAGGCCGGTCCCGATGAGTAGATCACTACTGCCTATTACGTTGTGTTTGTACCATTGCTTGCTCAAGGATTTACCGCGGTACCTTGTAACTCATACCAATAACGTAATCTATCTTCTGCTCTGGAGCGGACAGCGGGAATCGAACCCGCAATTTAACTTTGGCAAAGTTATGTGTTACCACTAGCACCATGCCCGCTTATGTTGTTATTATATATTCAAACCAAATTGATGTCAATCTTCTTCACAGCATTGACTCTTCTCACACTGTGACTGATTCCGCAATATTGTCTACAAGGTCTCATGAGATTTCTTATTGGTTCGGCACTGTTCCATAATCGTGTGAGATCACCAGGACTGCTAATCTTGAAACTGGGAAACTGATCAGAAAAACACAAACGGGCAATACCATCCATGTTGACCATGATGTTGCGATCAAAACTATTGCATATGGCATCTTCAGTACCGTGTCCGTCCCATCCTGTCACAGCATCTGCATTTTTAAACACACTGCGATGATATCGACGTACAGTTTCTATATATTCAGGATCTAGATTCAACTGATATTTTTCTGAACAATGATTCATGATCTCAAACAATGCTTCATGATCGCGGATCACATTGTTGTCGTAAAATTTGTCTGGTCTTGGATCGCCATTCTTGTCTAACAATGTGCCAAATGTTGGCTGCAACCAATTCAATTTTAACTTATCTGCTCCGAGATCATTCAACACAAAGTGGTAAAACTGATCCAGGTCTCGATAGTTCTGTTCGCACATGACCGACATGGCATAGATGGGGGTGTTGCTGTTTAATTCTTTTCTTGCCTGCAACAACAACCGAATAGCATTCACTGCCATATCAAATGATCCTGTGACTCCGCGAGTTGAATCATGTACTTCTGGAATGTAACTGTTTAGCGAAATTGTTATTTCACTAGGACCTTGTGTGATCAATTTCTTGGCAAACGCCAGATCTGTGACCATGGTGCCATTCATCACACTCAAACATTTTAATCCTAACTCACGACATTGAGTGGTTATAGGCCAATATCTTTCGGGATTCATCAAGGCTTCGCCGCCACAGATTACCACGGCACCATACGGATTTAAGGAACTGAATTCCGTGATGATATCACTGCGTTGTTCTATAGATATGTGTGTGGGTAATACAACTTCTTCTCTGGTCCAATACATGCAGGTCTTGCATTTGAGATTGCATTGTAGGTTGATATCTAAGAACAAGAATTTGGGTGGTTGCATTATCTATTTAACACAATATTCTCAGGTCGAACCCCGTGTTCACTGTTGCCGGACAACAACCATGCCTTCTCATGTTGGACCTGAATCTGTGGATCTGCCCATACATTATATCCTGCATTTATAGCTCTGTGACAGAACCCTGTATCCTCTGATAAAAATGCAGTTGTATCATCATCAACTTTGTATTCGACGGGTCGGAAGAATGGGCATTCCATGGATTCAAATACACCTTTTTGCACAGCCATAAAACCCATACCTGTTGCGGCCACTTGGAATCTACTTCCGTTGATTTGTACTAGCTCTCGTGGTAACCACAACAGGTTGGTTTTGCTATCACCATGAATCACAGCCTGTGCATAAGTTTTATTGTCATGCTGTATATAAAGTCCAGTGACAATCTTGTGTTCGGGGTTGCTGATCAATTGTGCAAGATCAGCAGGTGTCCAGATATTATCGTTGTCGATCCAGATGATCCAATCGTAATCTATTGTGCCGTTGAATGGCTGGAAAGTCCTGGGAGGATTGCCAGTGGCACCCAACAACATGTTTCGACAGTTGTAAATTACCGGCGAATATGCATTTATGGTTATGTATTCTATATTGTTTTTATAAAGCCAACGAATAGTGTCATTCCATGCGGCCATCCAATTTTTACTGAATGATTGCCCTGGGAAACAAAAAATCAATTTCATTTTAAATATTAGCTCTATTATATATTTAAATTGATTTAGTACCAACTAATAAATATTCTTGTGCTACGAACAAAACAACATATACCATTAAATCTACGACGCAGGATCATTGAACGCGATGGCGTGTATTGTGTGTACTGTGATGAAGATCTCACAGATGCTGAGATCCATATGGATCATGTTATACCTGAATCTCGAGGTGGAGCAACCACTTACGACAATCTACAAGTGACTTGTCGTAAGTGTAATCTAGCAAAGGGTGTGCTGTCCGAAGCTGAATTCTCTAATAGATTGAGAACTCGGGCAATGAACATCCTTTACAGGCTTGGTCCTACAACAGACCTTCCGCAGTCAACACAGTGACCACATCTGCACTGAGTTCGATTTCAGTGCGAACGTTGATTTCCAACAATTCATCTTGCAATTTTTGTTTGGCTTTCTTGCCCATACTCACTGCTGTACGGAATCCAGCAATGTCTTCCGCTGTGAAGATAGAAGTATCCACAGTGACATCATGTCCGTAATACAAACTACGAGCGTCTTCCTTGCGATTACGAATTTTTTCTATCTTACCGGCAACAACCTCCATGCTATCACGTGTACTTTTACCAGCCAATTCGGCAAGATACTGAATCTTTTTGTCCAGCAGGGCCACATCAGCCAATTTGATATCAACACCCTGGGCACTGTTAGCCTGGCTCACAGCCTTACGGATATCATACAGACTGTTTAGCAGCCCACGATGGCGGTCTTGCTTGATAGCAAAATCCTGACGATAGTTGGCGATTACATCTTCGGCAACTTGGAATTCGTTGATTTTGACTTCAGTGTCAAATTTAATACTTTTGATTGCATCCTGGATAGACAGTTGCAATGCGTTAGCTTTGCGTAGATTGATTTTCATAATTTCTTTCATTAAACAATAAGGGCGGCAAGACCCAAGTCAAGTCACAGACTAAGCAAGGTGCAATATGCAACATGCAAAGTACAAACCACAGTGGCCTGCGTATGTCCGGTTATCAAAGTGCAAATGTCTATAATAAGTCCGGTTCACACAAGCACGATCCAAGTTTCCTTGGAGGCCAATTTTGTTCAGCTGTTCAGGCTGGTGTTGGCATGAAGCCAACGTTTGTCTGTGCTAATCTACTTGGTTCTTGCCAGTCAACTCGCGTTGACAAAAACAATTATATACAAAACAGCGATGTAAATCAACTGTTTTGGTTAAGCTGCTCGACGATTGCTCAACACCCAATCCATCCTATCTGCTGCATAGCTAGCAGCAAAGGCCCGGGGCTTGACCATTGGAATCACATTGCAAGTGCCTTTGATGTAACCAATTGCTTGGTTTACCACCACAGAACTTTTGTGCATCTGATCTGGATTGATGTCCAAGTGTACTTCCACAAGACGGTCTTCAAGTACATCACTCATCTTTTGGAACAGTTCGGAAACTTTGTATACTTCGTTCATGAGTCGCATGGCAGGTTTGTCGCTGCGTTGATCCCAGTCACGTTCACGTTGTACTTCACCAAAGATTTTGCAACCATGGCAGCTATCAATGTGTACAACCACTGCCAGAGCATAGTCTGCGTACCATACGCCATTGACCTTTACTCGTTCGCTGTCGCAACCCAGATAGACCGCAGTTTCTGGACTTTGAGCAGTGATAAATTCTTTGACCTCGGTCATGTCCATTTTTTTCATGATTCACTTTCTTTGATTGGCGCACCGTGTACGATTCGAACGTACAACATTTGGTTTTGGAGACCAACGTTCTGCCAATTGGAACTAACGATGCATATTTTTGGTACCAGCGGAGAGACTCGAACTCTCTCAAGAACGCTAATCTGGCGCTAAAAGACTTATAAGACCTCTCTGACTACCCAGTCTCGCTGGCATTGTCTGGTGCGGCTAGCAGGAATCGAACCCACATTCACGGTGTAGAAGACCGCTGTATTATCCGTTATACTATAGCCGCAAATTTAATGAATGAACGCCAGATAAATTTACTTTGGTATCCTCTGTAAATTTACTTTGATATTGGTACGAGAGACGGGATTCGAACCCGTACGCTCGAAACAAAATGGTGCGACTGACCGGACTCGAACCGGTACGAGAAACTCGAGGGATTTTAAGTCCCTTGCGGCTACCAATTACGCCACAGTCGCATTGTTTGGTCTCGGTGGCAGAGCTCGAATCTGCCATTCATGGTCCCAAACCACGTGTGTCGCCATCAACACCTCACCGAGTATTAACTGGAGCAACGGGAGGGATTTGAACCCCCGGTTTTCAGGATTTGCAATCCCGTGCATTGGACCTCTCTGCCACCGTTGCGTTAAACTTGCTCATATCAGCACAGGTGTACTTTTGATATGAGTCTTTTAAATTGTCGGGCATGGGGATTGTTTCAACAGGTACGTTAAAACTTTTTGCCACATCCATAAAACTCATGGTCTTTCCAGTACCCAAGTTCCATAGGCCACTAGGTGTATTATACAAGAAATCCAAGTGTGTGTCGACTAGTTTAGACACATGAACAAAGTCTCTTAGATAATATTCACTGCCTTCGAAAACTTGTATACAGCCGTTTGTTTCAGCTTGGCGTTTAAATTGCATAAACGGACTAGCTTGATTGCCTTTGTGTTCTTCGCCTTCAGGTCCGTACACATTAAAATAACGGAAACCTTGTACAACACTCCCACTTGGATGATCGCGTACATAACGTTCAAACAAGTATTTGCTCCACGCATAAGGAGTACGTGGGTCAACCGGAGCGTCTTCTCTAAATGTACTGGTTAACCCGTAAACACTTGCACTGCTTGCGTATTGGAAATTAACGCCATATGTTTTACAAGCATCGTATAGTTGTCGACTAAAATCAAAATTTTGTCGCATTACTTTGTCTATGTCTCTTTCGGTAGTGCTGCTGATAGCACCAAGGTGAATCACCCAATCTTGTTCCATCACGCTGGGCAAACTGTCTCCCCAGTCGTATGTTGATACACAGTGTCCAGCAGCCTCCAGTGCTGTCAGCACATGACTACCAATAAAACCTTTATAGCCGGTTAACAGTATGTTCATTTTTGATTGTCGCCTTTGCCCACACGATAGTTGTCTTCCACACTGTCTGCTGTGCTGACTTCAATAACTGTGCCTTCTTCGATGCATATCAACTGATGAGGCGCTAACGGTTTGTTGCGCCAAGTGTCGCCTGGTTTAAGTGTTGTGGTTGTTTGATCAGCATTTGTAGTGTCAATACTGATCACAGTGAACAATCCGTCCAACACATACCATGTTTCGTCTTTGATAGCATGAAAATGCATGCTGAACTTGGCACCTTTGTTAAACTTCATAAGTTTGCCACAGTATAGGTCGTTAGTGGCCCAAATTAGTTCGTGGCCCCATCCCTTTGCTACATAACCTTGTAATTGTGTCATCCTATTTCCTTTAATGTTGGAGCATAAACCCCTGAATGCTGCACAGTAACCGCACTCGCCAGGTTGGCAAATTTAATTGCTTTTTCAATGTCTCCAGTGTCAAGGTACTGATAAGTTAACGCTGCTAGAAAGGTATCACCTGCTCCAGTTACATCTACTACTTCTACACTGTGCGAAGATACATCTATACTATGATGTATTGCACTAGCACCTCGACTGCCTCGTGTGACGATTAGACCTGAACATTCACTTTTAATTTTGCTATGTTCTAATTCGTTGATCTTGACCCATGCGCCTTGGAATCTCTCAAGGTCAGATTTCTTAGTATCGATAAAGATAGGAATACTCAATGCAATAAGTTCTTCAATTAGTTCGTAACTAACAGTTCCTTTATTATAATCACTGATTACAATAGCATCGTACATGTCGGGGATATCTGTATCAAATGTAATGGGAGTTGACTGAACGTCTCTATCTATACGAACAATCTGTTGTTTACTACGCTCGTCGATAAGTCTAGTTTTAACACTTGTTTCACCGTGCAAGTAGTCAACATAGCAACCCAGTGCTTTTAAGTTGTTAGCTACATTACCAGCCATGCCAGCACGTTCTTCTGTACGAGTAGGAACAAATACAGGAACAGGTGCTTCGGGACTTAACCTATCAATAGTACCATATTGGTACACATCAGTACAGTTATCGCCTATTAGCAATATCTTGAATTGTTTTTGTTGTTGAGTATTCACCGACTCTATCATAAAATATCACTTGATTAACATGTTCTTGTGCCACTACGCTCTTACCTTGCCAGTCACTGCCTTTGACCATGATGTCTGGTTTATATTCTTTCATTATATCTATCAGTTGTTCTTTGCTATCAAAGAAGTAAACAGTGTTAACACATTTTAAACTTTCTAACATATATCGTCTATCATCTTGATTATTAATAGGCCGATTTTCACCTTTAAGTTCTTTTACTCTTCGATCTGTATCAATTGCCACTAACAGATGATCGCCGAGACTTTTTGCGTGTTGTAACATCATTAGATGTCCACGATGCAATATATCAAATGTTCCGTTTACTATTACTTTGGTCATGTTATTTGGTACCTGGTGACGGGATCGAACCGCCCACACCCGGATTTTCAATCCGGTGCTCTACCTACTGAGCTATCTTGGCAATATTTGGTACCTCGTTGGAGAATCGAACTCCCGTATCCACCGTGTAAGGATGGCGTTCTACCATTAAACTACCGAGGCCTTGTACTCTCTCAAATACGAATTTCTTTTCGTATTCTTTTTATATCTACTTCCTTGTCCGGCATTGCCAAATGTTTCTGTTTGTGTATGACAATTAGGACACAATAATCTTAAATTACTCAATTGATTATTATCGCTGTTACCATCTATGTGATCTAATTGTAATACAAGCGGCTTGCTATTCCAGGTATTTTCTTGCCCACATTCAACACAACTATCTCCGCATTTTTCTTTAAGATATCGCTTATAGTTTCCACCAAGTCCTTGTTCAATTTTAGGAATTGAGACAAACTCCCATTGATATTTTCCAGAACATTCAACTGAACAAAACTTATTTTCAGTGCTATTACTGTGCTCAAACTCTGCATTACAATACCCACACTCATACAGTCTTTGATTTTTTTTCCTACTCATTGAGTAGCGACTAGGTTTATCTTTGTGTGCTATTTGATGAGCATTTCTAGCACGATGATTTTCAAATTCTTTCCCACAGTGGCATTTATACATAATATTTCCTTGCTCAACTATTTAGCATGATTGAACAAAAATACTCTCTACCCCTGAGCTAACCAGGCAGGCTATTCTGAAACACACTCATCACACACCGTATTATAAGCGATCAACCTTATAACCTTATAGGCATCAAAATGTGCTTTAGAATAGTGGAGGACTGAGAATACATCCTTACCGAGTAACACCTCAGACATTATAGTAAACCTTGCGAGTCTACCTTCTTCTGACTTCCACTAAATCCATATTGCTATGTAATCTAGTCTGTTACCAACATCGCCGTTTAAAGACAGGCATTAGTCTTGACATCGTATGCTATTCTACGCTTTCTATCCCGTTGACCTTTAGAGCCATTCACAGTCGCTAAACTGTTACGAAACTTCCTGCATAAACAGATTTCACCTTGCGAGTTACGTCTGACTTGATTACCTTGCGGCTCAAGTATTAGATGCTTTTCACATACGACCGAGTCAGTCTTTGCATTTTAATCGTTAGCGGGAGTTGAACCCGCAGTCGACTCCTTAACAGGGAGTTAGCTTACCATTAGCTTATAACAACCTACTGCGATGTGCTGACTCAGTTGCTGCATACTCTTTTGGAATACACAATACAACACACCACGTTCCTTTTGTCTTGCGAACTACTCAGACGTTTTTTGCGACCAATGTCTGCATATTGCTACGCATCCATCAACCACTTAAACTGCATACAAGCCCTTGAGTGCAACCTCTCGGACACGTACACTACCCTTTCTCATACCAATTAACTGGACTGGTTTTGTTGTGAGGTCAGCACCACCTGTTACTCTCTAATGACTTGCGTTACCCTTGCAGGCGCTTGAGCCACTAATTCTTTCCACAACATCCAGCGTCATTGTTACAACCACCGGTCTTATCAGTGATCGGATCCTCACGGACCTGAATCAGGCTTGCTTAAACGAACTATCTCTAGCGGAGTTATGTAGGCATACCTCCTTTGGCTGTGTCACCACAGTTATTCTTCATAAACCAGCAAGCTAGCTTATAGGACGTTAAACCGCCCTTGAATCTTATTATAACACTGACTGCTGAACTAGTCAACAATCAATGTTACCAAATTTTTATATCCACATACACTGTGCAGGAATCAAACCCGCCGACCAAGCCATAGGCCTAGCAACTTGGTGCCCCAGGTCGGACTCGAACCGACACGCCTTTCGGCACTGGCTTCTAAGACCAGCGTGGCTGCCATTACACCACCGGGGCAAATTTCTTGGTGGTCATGGTTGGTATCGATCCAACCTCCTCGCCTTATGAGGGCGGTGCGCATCCATCTACGCCACATGACCAATAAATACTTGTGTGAGACGCTATCAAAATCTAACACCACAGGGCTTGAATTTCTATCTAAGCCTAAGTGATCGCGGTGTTTGCTACATCATTGTTTACGATGTGTTTAATGCCCAAGCTCAAATGCGTTATTTTACCAACGTGAATCTAGCTTTGCGTTTTATAAACAATCTTTAATTTGGGGTGTCTGATGGGGATCGAACCCACGCATATCGGAATCACAACCCGAGGCCTTACCACTTGGCGACAAACACCATAAACCATATAGAAACACACTCTGCATTTGAAATGCCGACTCCTTTTGCCAAGGTTGTAAACATCGCATTGCCAATGTGTTTTTATATGGAGAGTCAAGCCAACTTGCCTTTCGTGCGCCTTACTAAGCAAATTATTGATGAACGTTGGGACCCGAACCCTTGCCTCATCTAGTCTCGCCGCTTATCTTGTCTTACTGCTACAATCCTTTTCGAAGGGATGTTTTCTTTTCGGATGCGACTTACCATATAGAAACACACTAGTCGGAAACGACTTAGAGACCTACTTGCCCACAGTCACGAAGGCTTCTAATATGTTTTTATATGGTTAAAAATATTTTTAATCTGATAAATAACTATATGATAATACAAAACTTTCTTAAAAGTCAATTCTATAAAAACAAATCACCTAACTTGATTAAGCTAGGATTTAACTATGATAATAGTGCCGAGACTGAATTTTTAAAAATTCAGTCTATGCTATATACTGAATATCATATTAAATGCGAATCTATGCTAACACTTATGAAACAATTTAGCATACCTAGTTCAAGAACTATGGACATTATTTTTAGACTGTTTGATATCGAGGCACGATCATTTTCAGAAAGTCAATCAAATGCAATAACAACTAATAGAGTTGTTATGCCAAGTAATACTAGATTCAAACATATTTTCCATACTGCTTGGTTTGGAGAAATATTTTGTCTAAGATCATCATACGAAGAAGATTATGCCAAACTCCTCGATCAATCGCAAACAAAATATTTTGTAGAACACTTACGAATAAAATATTTTAACTCTAATCAGCAACGCTACAGAATAGCAATACCTGATTTTTATCTACCCGAAACTAACACTATCGTAGAAGTTAAATCTACTTACTGGTTAGACGAAACTGAAATGCGTGATAAGAAAGAAGCATATACCGCACTTGGATATAAATTCATTCTCAATCTAGAACATCGGTTATTAGAAAATTGGTAGGACCACTCGGATTCGAACCGAGAGCTTACACCTTAAAAGGGTGATGTTTTAACCGTTAAACTATGATCCCATATTGGTCCCACACCACGGGAATGATCCGTGTTCTTTCGGTTAAGAGCCGAGTGCATCACCTTAATGCTTGTGAGGGTTAGTTGTATTAAATTGATTTAATGTGCCAACCCTAGACCAATACGGGATCTAGAGCGACACTAGCGTTTTGCACGTTTCATGTCATTACCTCTTTGTGTTTAAGTTTATATTATACAACCTTTTACAGTAGTTGTCAACTGTTTTTTTGGTTGCCACGGACAATTTCGAAATGTCGACTTATCGCTTATCAAGCGATTACTCTACCTCTGAGTTACGCGGCAATATTTGGCACCACCTGAGAGATTCGAACTCCCAACCCCTGCGTTCGTAGCACAGTGCTCTGATCCAATTGAGCTAAAGCGGTAAAGAAACAGTCCAGAGGCTCTCTAAATCTAATAGAGCAAACACTCAGTCAAAGTGAGTGACGCATGGACATGACTTGGTTGCGGGGGGAGGATTCGCACCTCCGATCTCCAGCTTATGAGACTGGCGGGGACGACTAGACTCCCCTACCCCGCGATAACTTGGTGCCCCATGAGAGAATCGAACTCCCGCCAACGGATTACAAAACCGTCATAATGCCATTATACTAATGGGGCTTGTTTGGCTCCGCATCTGGGTGACGATCCCAGCTAACCATGGATTAACAGTCCAGCCCATGCACCACGCTCGGGTTCTGCGGAATAGTATTTTATATATCTCTTGAGTGGTGATACAGAAAATTTCAGTCACTGTGCTGACATCAACTATATCTCCATATTGAATTTGTAAGTTGTTCCACCACATTATAGGAACCATTCACCCGAATTAACAAGCTCGAGCGGGATTCGGTACGTTACTTGGGATTCATCCAGCATGTCCACCGTTTGGAACTAACTCCCTTTCGAGGGCCGGGGATTCGAACCCCTTACCTTTTACTATATTGGTCCTTCGAAGTAACCTTTATAGCGTGACTTCACTTGCTAACACTTACAAAACTTGGTACACCCTGTTGGAATTGAACCAACTTCCACGGCTCTTCAGGCCGCCGCTATGACCACATCAGCTAAAGGTGCATTATATTGGCGGAACGACTGAGACTCGAACTCAGAAGCCCACTTTCGTGAGCCGACAGATTAGCAATCTGCTCCGATACCATTACGGGACCGTTCCTTAATTGGTCTGCGCTGTAGGATTCGAACCTACGACCCCTTGGTTCCAGGCCAAGAACTCTACCAGACTGAGCTAAACACAGATTAAACTTGGAGCGGGATATCAGAATCGAACTGATGACGGAAGATTGGAAATCTACAGTTTTACCATTAAACTAATCCCGCATAAACTTGGTGGACCGTAAGAGAATCGAACTCTTACCTGAGACGTGCAAAGCCCCTGTGCTACCATTATCACTAACAGCCCATTATTGAAACACATTTGAACCTTTCTTCAGTGCTGTGGACACTATCTCCCATTCCAAGAGGGCGTTAGGTATGTGCTTCAATAATGGTGCTGGTTACTTTCTCCAGCGTACACTAACGGGGTACAGTCTTATTCATCCGGACGCCAGGCAGGAACAACCCTTGCCATAACCGTTTGCGACTAACGGACCTAAGGTGGTTTTGGCGGTCTTAGGGGGTAACGATCCCCACTCTTACGGCGTGACAAGCCGTCGTGCGTCCATGAACACTTTAAGACCAAATTGGTGGAGAATACTGGGATCGAACCAGTCATGACCTAAGTCGGAGGATTTACAGTCCCCTGCCACACCATTGCGGCGGATTCTCCATGTACTAATGACAGGACGCGGCTCCGTAGGCCCTTCGTTTAAGAGTACGCATGGACTCGACTGCGACTCTCCTATAAAACTTGGTAGAGCATAGCGGAATCGAACCGCTCTTAGTGGACTGAAAACCCACTGTCCTAACCGATAGACGAATGCTCCACTATATGAAAACAAACAAGGAACCATTGTGCATCTTCGTCTACCCTATGCAACGTCTACATAGGGCCTGCACGGTCATCACTGCCTACATTCTCCGCCGCTACTCCGAACTCCCCGGCACTAAATCCGGATCAACGTCCTGCTTCATGAACTCTGACTATTGAGCGTGGGCGGCCCCACGTTGCTCGCACAAAGTTCCTAACGGTGTAGGTAACCTTATTTGTTTACATATAGTGCCCGGGTCTGACCCGAGTACACTATACAAAAAATTAACTTTTTAAGGAACATACAAAGTAGTCTCTATCAACTGTCTTTGTTTCTAACTAGTCTCTAGTATAACACCTAGTGCGATACTGGTCAACTTGTTTTGCAAAACCCTACAACTTGGAAGGACTTTGCAACTCTTGTTGCTTTCTGACTAGTCTCTAGTATAACACCTAGTGCGATACTGGTCAACTTGTTTTGTAATGCCCTTTCAATATAAAGGGTCTTTGTTGTTTGGCAGACGTGCCAGGGCTCGAACCTAGAACGAATAATGGCAGAGGGTAATGGAATCGAACCATTAATAGCGGAATCAAAATCCGCTGTTATACCATTTAACTAACCCCCAACAGAACAATTATCAAAATGCCATCAGAGCATTTTTTTTCTTGGATGAAATACCACTGGCTCGAAATCAAATACGCCAGGGCAAAATTCACATTGATCAATGTGTTGATGTCTTGTATTAACAAAGTCCACTAACTGTTGCTCAGTACAGTCAGCATTTAATGGTTGATACTGTGACAACAACTGTTCTTGCCTTGAATCCATGATTACTGATTGTTGTGTACGAAATTCTGGCAACACTGCCATCACAGGACACTTATACAGTTGTCCTTTGAATATAGTGTGACTATGCCGCATGGTACAGGCATTAAATGCAGTTATTGGATCACTGTTATGCACAGCAAATACATCACCTTGCGGGATTATTGCAGCCGGGGTAAATTCTGTATTGTCAATGAGGTTACCCCATTGTCGTTCCAATGCAGGACGCATCTCTGGTCGATGTAAACTTACACCCCATCCCACACGGTATTTACTATAAGAGACAAGACTTTTTGCTACCTTTGTGTTGGTACCATTACTCTGTATCATGATTGTGGTTTCTGGCCACAATCTACGAAGATTTACTATCCAAGTTTCTAGTTCAGGATGCAAGCTGGGCTCACCACCAATGATAGTAATCATTGGTGCATTAATCCTCTGACTCCAGGCAGTTACAGCATCAGCTGAATCTTCCCAATAGTAGTGACCACGAAAATCGTGATCATTGAATCTATTACAGTTAGTACAGGCTAAATTGCATTGATTAGTGATGTAAAACTCTATCACCGAGTTTAAGAATACGGGCATTGATTATTTACGCATTCTCAATAGGAATGCGTATATTAAAACAAACTGTCATCACCACCATACTTCTCCGTTTTACAGGAGACATGTCTGTCCAGTTTGCTTTAATATGACGAATTTTTTTATCTACAAGAAGATAAGCCATCCTCGCCACCGCCCGTTTGCCCCGTGTTTAAAGTGCAGGGCCCAGTCCTCGTTACTGGTATACTTCACACTATTTTTACTACTCTACAAAACAAAAAACCCCAGGGTGTTTAGTCCTGGGGTCCTTGGATGTTGAGTATGCTATTTTGTTATACTCGGTCTCCTTGGACCCAGGCCCCACGATCATAATTCATCTCAATCGCAAACCACAAGGCGGGGCAGGTGCCCTGACTTGGTGTCAGTGATTTGAGTGTTAAATGATGTATCGAGTGTGTCATAGCATGTATTTTATATGTTTATTTATACCTTGTCAACCTTTAAGATTACTTTTTTTAGCGTTTTTTGGCAAAAAAGTTACGAATATTTTTATTTTGACTCTGCTGCTTCTAACGCATCAGCAGCTTCTTCCAGCAGATCAGCAATGCGGTCAGGCGCACCTTCCGCGACACTTTTACGTGAACTGATCTGCCGACGAATCTCAGCTCGCTTGCGCAGACGAAAAATCAAACTTTGTTCACTCACAGGCAAATGGCTTTCATCTTTCATGCTGCCTCCAGATAGTTGCGTACCCACGTCAGTCGTTCTTGTTCAGTCTTTGCAGTATATGCTTCTATATCTGCTTGGATGGCAGCAAGCAAAGGATAATATTCTTCTTCAATTTGCTGCTTGAAATCCTCACGCATCAACTTGTCAGTGTTGGGATTACGAGCAACCCACTTCGAAGTCAAGTAGTAAGGACTCTTGATTTTGGCACTCACGCCATCTTGGGTATAGAATACATAACCTTCGTGACGACATTCTTTAGTCATCTGTTTGAGTTCCCCTAGACTAACTCTATATACTTCGGGAACATAGCAGTTGAATACAGTTCCCATTATTTTGAGAACTTCAGGGCTGTGTCCAATACGACTACACCATTTGTTGTCACGAAGACCTAGTACATACATACCAGCCTTTTCAGGACAGATGTGCGGATCGTCAGGATGAACACACTCAAACATTACAGTTAGTCCTTGCATGTCGGCACTGGCAAACGCCAACTGCCAATCAGCCCATGACATGTGAGTTAGCATCATTTCCTTGGCCAGGCCAACAAATGGGCTGTCGGTACTACCGGTAGTAGAAACTAATACATCACCGTTAACCCACGTACAAGCAACCATAAAGCCGTTAACTTTACGGTATGCGATTACTTCAGTGTTATCTGACAGCACAGGTGATTCTTTTTCAATACCATAGTTGTAGATCTTTGTAAATGGATATGTAACTAGGTTAAAATCCTTGTCTACAATAGATCCACGACATTCGGCAATATATTTGTTCCACAGGTTCTTATAAAATACAGTTTTTTTGTATTTCAAAACAAAGATACCGTCACCAGCTGGTTTCATCGAAACCAACTTAGGATTGTCGGCTACATATTGCTTCAATTCATCTTTAAACATTTTATCTACCTACAGTAATCATTCGAACCCGTAATGCGTTCAGATTAGTTTGGATATCAGTCAACTCAGTCAATGCTTTGGTGTAATGACCATTGGGGTGTTTGTCGTGTCCTAGTTTGCGATCCACACCCATGGCCATCTTTGTCGCGGCAATAGCTGTGTCAACTGCTTCAATACGTGCTTCAAGTTTTTCTAAATCTGTCATTCTTCAACTCCAAAATGTTTTCTGATCGTATTAAAGTTTATCATAATAATCTCTAATAGCACTTAGGCCAGTCTTGGCTGGTCCGCCTTTTTTAGTCTCACTAAGTGATAATGCACTTAATACATCTTCCTCACTGAGGTTGTACTTTTTCATGATCTCCTGAGATTCAGTTCGTGCTTGAAAAATCAAAATCTCTCGTGCCTGCGCTTTTTCAATTTGAACAGTCAGGGCCGCTGCCTTTTCTGTAGAAGCCTTGATGTTTGCCTTAAGGACTTCAAGAGCAGTGTTCATCTCTCTTAAAGATGGTATGGAATTCATGTTAGTATTGTTCATTCTTCAACTCCGAAATCTAATTCATTTTGTTCATTAGCCTTGGAATCCAGTGACTTGTTCAAATAGTTCCAGAAAGTCTAGGTCACTGAGTGTGGCAATCTCGTCCGGGCTGATGCTAAACTCTGTGGCCAGAGTGGTGTCATCTACGGAGAACAGGATACGCTCAGTCATCATTTCACGCAGTGTCATTCTTCAACTCCAAAATGTTGTTTTAACGCATTAACATATTGACCATGTATCTCACCATCATCAATATTCCAATATACTCGGGCACATTCCCGCACAATCAACTCGGCGAACTTTTCCAAATCTCTCTCACTAAAATACACAGCAGACGGCATATTCCAATCGCCATGCTCCCAATGTGCTCCAGCCTTGACAGCAAGTTTACCAATTCGTTCGTTCATACTATGCTCCTACAATGCTGCGGGCTTGCGCCATCAATGTGGCATCACCGCGGGTTAATACTTCTAACAACATACGCTTTTCTTCCAAATACACTTTTGCGAATGCAGGGTCGTGTGCCATGATGCTGCGGCTGTTGGCAATTAAGTCGGCCAACTTCACTGTAGCTGCCGCTGCAGGTGCCATTGCAGTATGTTCACGGTCGATGGCTTTGCGAACAGCCCTGTTGCCTTGTTCTGGAGTACTGACATCAGTCAACCACCCAACTAACTCAGCAACTTCGTTGCCAAACTCTGCTTGGATATCCACAATGGTCACACCAGTATCTTCCACGGTGTCGTGCAACCAAGCAGCAGCCAACATCTCATCAGTATGAGGCACAGTGGCAACAATACTGGCAACTTCAGCAGGATGCACAATGTAAGATTCAAATGTGTACTTTCGTACTTGTTTAACCGCAGCATGAGCAGCGGTAGCAAATACTCGGGCTCGCTCTACTATGGTCATCACGTGCTCCTTTGTTGGTCTATGTGTGTATTATAACAAAACGAGCAATACCGGTCAACCAAAATTATTCACACATGATGACCTTTGATTGCGCCCTTTAGACCAATTCGAATAGCTTCGTCCATAGAGATAGCAATCATACCAGTTGCGTCCATGCCCACATCCACACAACGATATCGTTCCATTCCGCTGATGCCACCGTGCAGGTGTCCATGCAAGTGAACCGCACCGCGATGCATTTGATCCCATTCTGCAATAGGATAATGAAACATCACAACTTTGGTTTCGTTGAACTGCACATCCAGATACTTGTGGATTTCTGTGAAACAGTTGCGAAACGCAGAATCTTGTAAAGTCTTGCGGTCGTGGTTGCCTTCGACCAAGATCTTATATCCATTGCACCTCTGCATGTATTCTGCTGCTTTTTGAGCAGGCAAGAATGCCACATCGCCTAGAATGTATACAGTGTCTTCAGGAGCAATCAAGTCGTTCCATTCTTTAACCATTTGCTCGTTCATATAGTTTACGTCATTGCGAAACCTTGCACGTGACTGGGGACAAAAACTCATGATATTTTTATGCCCGAAATGGAGATCACTGGTTATCCAATTTTTCATATTATTTCCTTTTGACCTGGCCGATACGACTGGATTTGTTCCAGGTGTAATCCACACCGTCGGGGGTCTTGCCGTTGACCACAGCGTCCACACCCGGCTTGCCAACTTGATTTAAATCTTCCGCTACCATGGTAACAAAGACCATGCCCAACTTGCGAAATTCTTCGGTATAACGAAGTGCTTCAGTCAAAGTGTCAGCATTGTGTGCGTGACTCCAATCTGTCACCGGATCTGTGTAGTAGATTTTAAACATAGTGCTATTATATAGTACGGATGATATTCAGGTCAATAGGAGTTGTTATATAAATCCATCATCGGGATAGGGTTGTACCGTCCACCCTATGGCAAACAAGTCTTGACGGATCTCATCAGTAACAAAACTCTCACCCACATAAGAATCATTATTGCTGTTCCGGTTGCTGGGTGCTATCGTGCCCGAGCAGTACCAATCCATGTAGTCGCCTTGATTGCGTATATCGGCAATGATTCCACCAGCAGATCTCCAGGTACACGACCAGTAGAGATCAGCAATTCTGGGCCATACATCGTTTTTTTGGAATAAATTATTGCATATGGCTGCATAGAGATTTTGAGCGTAAGTGTCGCTGTCAATTATTTTTTGTGCCATCCATTTGCTGGCCACAATGTCTTGTTCAAGATCATTGACAGGATCGTCTTTCATTGCAAAGTACGTGGCGGGTTAAGAAGATCGGATTGCAAGTGTTCTGGGAGATCTGCAAAATCAACTTTTCTGCTTTGCGCAGCAATTTCTTCAGAAGTCATGGATTCAAACGTTTCTTCAATTTCTGCTTTCAAAGCATCCAGTTCTTCTTGGGTGCCATCAAAATTATCAAATGCTCCAGGTGCAAATTGTACTTTCATAGTGTGTCCTTGAAAAAAATGGTAGGATGTTTTGTTGGACCCTCCGGACTCGAACCGGAACCTTACAAATTATGAGTTTGCGGCACTAACCATTATGCTAGAGTCCAACAAAACACCCTTTCCTAAGTGTTTATTATAGTTGATATTTATTTAACCGTCAAGTGCTTTTTACCACTAGCCAGGATATTATTCTTATTTTGTTGTAAAATTGGGAAGCAAAAATTCTTGTACTCTTGGTAACGTAAACAGTATGGGAGGCAGTTGATCCACTGGAAATCGTTTCAAAATTGATTCTGGTTCCCAGGACAAACTCTCACCTTCTTCAAATTTGAATCCTTGACTTCTATGCCGTTGATGCCCTTGATTTGGTGCATGTGCATATGATCGGCTTTTGATTTGATTTCTAGCATCGCCGCCCATCCAACTAAAATGCCATCCAAAGTTATCAAATATTTCTCCTCCTATTGTGGGAGTAATTATCTGTGCCGGAACATGATACTTGCATCTAATGCGATGCGGAGTTGTTTGGCTTACTATGGATTTTTTACAAATACTCATGGCTGTACGCCAAACAAATGGCCACCCTGCACGAGCATATGGTCGTAAGTCAGCTCTACCATACAGATTGATCAATGGCAACTTCACAACCGTATCAGGATTATTACGGGCCACATTCAATGCAAATTCAATATGGTTGGGATTGATAATTTCATCAATATCGCTCATCAAAAACCAATCGGTATCATCAAATTTGTAAAGTACCTTCTGCAATGCATTACGTTGAATGCGTTCTCGTGCCACCGCTTGTATAGATATAATATCTGCACGATCCTCGGGAAACTGTGCATCAAAGTCATGTTGTTCCAACTGCAAATCAACGTCATCGGCTATACGAACTTCAATCACAGTGATTTTTTCTACAGGGAGCCCCAACTCAGCAATCAAGTTTTTTAACTCAAATTGCCTAGGCAACCCGCTGAAAGTTTTATTGGCTTCTGAGATCACAAAATGATCCACGTGATCTTTCAATAGGTTGATCCTTAATTCTAACAACTCACGTTCGTTGAAGTAGGGGAAATAATCAATAAGTCGATCTGCCACGATTACCTTTCTTGTTGTTTTAAGATCCACATAGTCAAGTCCGGTCCACCAATCAACACACATTGATTAGTGTACTTGAGGTAGCCTGATTCCCTACGATACCCTGTTGTCATTAGTGGGATCACACGCACCTGTTTGGGTGTGATCTTGACCACTTTGCCCACCATCAAAGAATTCTGATGCGTGAATGCAACTGCATCCCCTTCAACCACGTCACGACCCAAAAGATCGTTATGTAATTCAACTTCAACTTGCATTCCAAACTTCCTTGAACCCTTCTTCTTCAGTTGGATCTTCCCAACTTGCAATCATACTGGCAACAACATGATCCGGAATGTCTTTTCCAGGTCGGCTCATCAATCGACGCATAAGTTCTGTATGTTCCGGTGTCTTAAACACCACAGCAATATGCTCGTAGTCGGGCAACATGTTGAATTTCTTCTTGCGGCTTTTGACTGTAGTGCTGGTTTGATCCCAAATGATATCATGCCCGTGCTCTCGAGCATGAACAACCGCTTTGACCATTAGATCTACCGCTGTGGGCATATAGTCAACAAACACTTCAGAATAAGTTTTACCTTGTTCCTTGGCGTATGCTTCTACAAAATTATCTGTGCTAACCACAGTTAGGCCCAATGCCCAATCTTGGCTCTTAATCCAGGTGCTTTTGCCCGAACCTGGCACTCCCACTAATACGTAAACTTTTGGCATTATTTTCCTACAACTTGATATTGGCTCAGTGGGTAGCGTTTTTGTAACCATTCCACTAGACCTGGCTCCCAGGGCAATTTAATTGATCCGTTACGATTGATAATGTATTTCATTTCTCAGGTACTTCATTTAAGATATCTTCGCACATCTTCAATCCGCGTTCCCATCGAGCCATCATTTCACGGAAGGCGGCAATGTTAGCACGATTGTGGAACAAGTCTCCACTCCAAACAGCAGCATCAATCTCGTCCATTGCACCATCTTCAAGACGTTTGTAGTGATCAATCATTGTTCATGTCCTAGTGTTGCTGGACTGTGATCCAGTCGATTCTGATTTGTATCTGTATAAAAGAACGCATCAGAATCAGTTATTGTAACACACAAATCACTATGGGTCAAATCATAGTCCACAAAGTCCGTGCCATTGTACACACGAAAATAATAGTTACCATCAAAGGAACAAATCAAATGTCCTTCTACACCGTTAGCCGACTTTGGTTTCATAGTGCAACTCCGAAATGTTTTACAATCTCTATCACACAATCCCTGCGAAACACATCCTCAATTTGATCTCTATAATCTTTATATCCAGGAGAAAGGTTTTCTACAATACCAACACATTCCGCCACCATCAACTCGGCGAACTTTCGTGCCTTGACAACACTTTCGTGATCGGGTGTTCTAGCACCCGAAGGCAGAGTGTCCCATTGAATAAGATCGGCCTGTTTAGCAAGTTCAAAAATTCGTTCGTTCATTATATTACCCACTTGTTTTGATTACTTCTAGTATTGTGATTTCGAGTACCCTGTGATTCCGTAAACTCATAAATGTCACAAACTTGGCTTCGACATCACTTTGACTGTATTGTTTATGATATGGCATTGTTGCAACATCCTCATACGGTTCTTCATTTTCATCCAACGCAATGAAACTTAACTTTACTATACCATGCTCGGGTTCTTTGAATATGTCAATTAGCTTATTAAACATTTATCTACCTACTGCAATTATTCAAATTTGTTTGTTCATTCTTTGTGCCAATTACCTTGCAAACAATGCAAGAACTCATGTCCAGCTGTACGCATATCCACCTTCTCGGGCAAGATCATCACGCAACGGTCCTTTTGATACCATGTGCATGCCAGTGCTCCGTTAGGGAATCCATTGAAGCCGAACTTGCGACTTTGAGCATCACACACGGCTTGTATCTCGGAAGCCTTGGCATACCGTATCTCCACTTGTGTGTTGTTGGTGAGATTCTGTTTCATATCAAACAACCGCCAGGGGGAGTTGTCAAACTCCCATGATCCATGGTTGTCGTTTTGGTCCTGGCCGCAGCCTGCAACCATAGTCAATAACACACATACAAAAAGACTTTTCAACATAAATTATTTCTCGCCCAACAGGTACTTGTTAGAAATAGCTTTGAAAGACATCCCGCCACAAACTTCCTTGAACACAATACCTTCACGCTGTACTGTAGAATTCAATATTGACATGTCCTCTGCCCATTGCAGAATTTCTTCTACAGAGCCAACACCAAGGTCTTTATCGACAGAGATAAAGGGAACATGCAGTAGACCCAATGATTTAACCATGGCACGACGGAATGCTGGATCAACATAAGCACCACTATGAATATTGTACACATCAAACACACGAAACTCTGGTTGAGACAGCTTGTAGATGTTGTTTTGAATTCCAGGACCAATCAACTCACCTTGAATTGCAACGTTGTCGTAATTGTTGTTACGCAGCTTTTCTTCAATTTGCTCTCTGCGAGCAACTTGCCAGAATGTGTTATCAGCAGTTTCTTTCAAGTCCAAGTTACGTGAGCAAACACCAAATTCTCCATCAATCAGGTACACAGTCATTGAAGAGCCTTCTAGCTTTTCGGTAATCTCAAATTGAGTACCAGCTTGTGCAGCCGCAAGGATTTCTTCAACAAGATTTTGCGCACGTTCCTGATCAGTCTTGGGAATCAACGATGGGAAGTTACCTTTAGCCAGGCCAGCCAGCTGAGCATTCATTGGGCGTTCCCACTTGACAATACCAAGTGTTTCAGACACGTCATCACCTTCCACAAAAGAATTAGTTTGTGGAATAGCAAAGTCAAGATTCAGCAGCAAGCCTTGTGACAGTTGTCCACGTAGTTTTACAGTGCGTAGACGTTCTCCGCGGATGCCTTCAAACTCGCGAGGCTCTTTGCCTTTGGATAGGAATGGTGCAAGCTCTGTAGGGATCCATGAGTCAATTTCGCAATAGACCGCACGATCGCCAACTGAGAATTCACCTTTCTTGACCACCACCTTCCACCCGCCAATGGTAGCGCATTCAATAGCATCTGCACCCTCGATAGGGGTTAGTGCATCAATCTGACGAATAGTTGCCATTTTACGCATTTTATTTCCTTCCAATCTTTGAAACTACATTGGCCTTGCTTGATTGCAGTTGATACAGGAACCTACGGTATGTGCGCAGTGCTGCAATACTCATTGGATCTTGTTTGCCTTCAAGCTCGGAAATCTTTGCTTCCAACTCTTGCTCTTTTGCACGGTGGCGCTCGATATCTGCATTAAGTCCTTTTGCTTTGTTCCAAAAGTATTTCATACTGTTCTCCTGTCTATGGGTGTATTATACGACCAAAACAATAACCGGTCAACCAGTAGGGGTTTCAGCTACCTGTACTCAGCACCAGTGTGCGAGGATCTTCTGCATCTGTTGTAAAGTCTTCAATGAACATATGATGGGCATCACCACTGTCACGGATACAGGTGTTGGCTGCAATCCACAAAGCTGACCAAGTCAGGCCATTGATGCCACAGCTCACAGGATTCTTGCCCCAGTGATTCTTGTAGACCACACGATCAGCACCCTCGTAGGGGTGGCGATCAGAGAGATTATCCACCTCATACACACTCCATTCACTATTGTCCATGCCTAGTTGCCGACCTACGTCACTGTAATGATTGGACTTGCGATCCATAGAGTCATTGTCCTCTTGGTAGGCACGATCAAGGCCTCGACGAATTTCGCTGGCACCGTGAGCCAATCGTTTGTACAGTTCGGGATTGATCACTTGTTCAAGACGCTGAACGGCACTTTCAAGTTCACAAAGGCCGTTGTGAATAGTCTTAAATTCTTCAGCGGTAAGAGTAGGATTACAATACATTTTGGCTCCTGGATTATAAAATTAATTGTAGTCTGTATCAAGCTCAAATTGACCATCGTACCAGGAATCTTCCGCTGTGAGCACACGGTTGATCTCTGTGACACTGACCAGGACTGTGTCGCGAACAGCACCGTAGACTTTGAAAGGCTTGTCTACCTTGACGGTGTACTGAACATCACCGCCGTACTTGACACGGCTTTCAGTGACCAAGCCACTGTAGGGGAACAGGCCCATGTACAGTCCATTGATTCGATCACCAGTTAGATCCCATTTCATTGCCTGCTCCTTGTTGCGATGTATGTATTATAACAGCATTTGGATAACCCGTCAACCTGACGGGTTATTTTTGTTTTTTCTTATTTTTCACGTAAAAGTCCGACTCTTCTTTGGGATTATTCCTGGTTTTTTATTATCTATATCAAGTTAACTACCAGTAATAATATTGTTATTAATAATACATGATAATCTATCATTTTCTAATCCATGCAATATACCCGCCATTGGTATCGCTCCAGGGACAGTGTTGCTCCCACAGTGCCAGAGCCTCAGCTTTATCGGTGTGAGTTTTCATAAGATTATCAATCGTGGGTCTAGTGAGATATCCCTGATAACCCCAGTTGTGTGTGTTCAATGCAGTTTCGAGTTCATTCATATTTTCTCACTTCTAGTTTATATTATAACACAAAAGAAAAGGGCCTCATGGCCCTTTTACTTCTTTTTATCTAATCACTTCATCATCAATGCGTTGAAGTTCGAAGGAACAACAATAGTCTGTACCTTACCAGCCTTGATACCTTCAGAGATATTCAACATAGCCTGGGCTTGCATGAATGCGATAGAGCTACCTGAGTTGTTTGCAAGTGCTGCCATTCTGCGAGATTCAGCCTCAGCAGTCTTAACTTCAACTTCTTTTTGCTTCAATTCATTCTTTGAACGAACCAATGCATTAGCAGATTCAACTACAGTATCACTTGGCAACACATTACGAATCATAACCTGGTTGATAGTAATTGAACCATCAAGTTTTTCCTCAGCAAGATTTCGCTGAATTTCATCCTTGATGTAGTTTTCCATCTCAGTACGATTGTCTGCCATATCCAATGCCTCATACTTTCGTGCGGCTTTGTAGATAGCATTACGAGCATTTTGCACGATGTAGTTATACATCACATAAGTATCGCCCTTAAACTCAGCGTGGAAGCTTTTGTTCTTAGTTGAATACAATTCGGACACTTGACTTGAATTGATGTTATAGACAACTACCGCATCAAGGTCTTTCATGGTCGAGTTGTCTTTAGCAACAGGAGTCATATTCTCCAAGACCACGTTAACATCCTTCACGGGGAAAGTCAACACATCACCGATGAAGGTTTGATTGAATGAGCCGGGCATCAGTTCACCGGGTTTGACTTGTTTGTCAAAGCCGACACGAACACCGACCTCACCAGTCTCGATACGAGTACATGCAGAGGTCAATGCAACTGCGGCGATAAGAAAACCAACTTTGAAAAAACGATTCATTTTAAATAACTCCATAAAGAAAAAGATTAGCACACACGAGAAAACCAAGTACAAAATACAAAGGTCTCAGAAGAAAGTCAGGGAACATAATAGTCCTTAAAAGACAACAACGATTGAAATTAACACTGCAATCGTCAACAGTGAACACAGTATACTATAACCTAGAATTTTTGTCAAGGCCAGCGCCTCTTTTCCATTCAAAGTTCTTAGTGCATGGATGCCCATAAAGAACCCTGCGAACAACAATCCAAAAATTAACAACATCTTAATCATAACTTCTTAATCCTTTCAATCAGTTCATTTGCTTCCTTGAAGTCAGTCACATCGACCGTTTCTTCAACTGTCCGTACAACCCATTCAGTGTAAGGTTGAGACCATCGTACTTTATATGAAATATTCATATTATTTCCTAAGTATATCAAGCATTTCCTGCTTGTGTTGGTTGATGTATCCTTGCGCTACTTTAATCATGAATTCAGCATGTTCTAAACTTGATGGGAGAACGACCTTTTCACCACGCTCTAGTTCTTGTAGCAAAAGTCTACATTCATAGTCAGTATAGGGAATCATTTAACACCATAACGCTTTCTGATTTGTTCTAGTTTTTGTTCATACTCAATGTCAATCTCTTTGTTTCGTTTATGAAAACGATAAAAAACGACCATCATAGGAATGTACACTAAAACAAATACTAAGATACCTGCAGTCCAATTCATTTAAACTCCCGTAGCCATCAACCGGCCCAGTAAAGCAAGACAGCCCAGCATAGTCAGCGCCATAACAAATACAAGCAAAAATTCTGTCATTCTTCAACTCCGAAATGTTCCTTGATAGTATCTTCTACGCCGCCCCAAGGAAGTGTATCATTATACTGTTTCTTAGTAACCAAGAGACATTCTCGCACAATCAACTCGGCGAACTTTTCTTTGTCAAAAAATTCTACTTGTTCTGTATAACCTTTGCCCCTATAACCCTCATGCTTTACCTCAATAGTTCTAACAGCCTCTTTAGCCAGTTCTCTAATTCGTTCGTTCATGTTAGTTCCATAAATAGAGTCGTATAATTTCACCAAGTACCAAAATGATACAAATAGTGAATGCTTCCTTTATCCCGGCCTTTGTCATTATTCAACTCCGAAATGTTTTTCTAATCGTATGTACATATGTGTCGCAATGACCTCTTTGGAATGATATTTATAGAATTCGGCATCTTTATCCATTTCTCGTCCCAACAAAATTAGGGGTCGGGCACATTCCCGAACAATCAACTCGGCGAACTTACCACGAACGATGCTGTGGTAGATGTCATTGTATCGATCGTTGGCAGGCACCTTGCTGTCAGCATAGGCAATGGCCTCTAGTTCAAGTTCTCTAATTTGTGCGTTCATTTTTGTTGCAATAAAAAAGCAGTTAAATCAGGGCCTTCAACTTTTACAAGTTGGTCGCCGGCTATGTTACAGAGTGCAGTCTTTGCGTCTTGAAAGAAATGCCGGTTCATTCTTCAACTCCGAAATGTTGGTTGATCTCGTCAATACATTGTGTGCCACCATTCAACCAAGTGTCTACACTTTCTGGAACAGGATCACTGATAACTTGTTCGCAACATCCAATACATTCCCGAACAATCAACTCGGCGAACTTTTCCTTACTAAAGATTAACTCGCCATCATGCTCGATAAGACTCTGTGCGGCAAACCGTTCTAACATTGGTATCTTGTTCATTGTTCAGCCCAGCCCTGCTCACCACCCTGTTCATCGTAGTCCTGGGGTTTGAAGAACGGAGTAGATCCCATCATTCTTCAACTCCGAAATGTTCTCGAATCTCGTCAACAGCATCTTCCTTCAAACGATATGCGGCAAACAATGCCCCACTTGCGTTATGTGCTTGTCCTCGGGGCGGGTTTCGGGCAAACTCGTGCCAACTTTCGCCCATTTCAACCAACTTGGAGCAACATTCCTTCACAATCAACTCGGCGAACTTTTGATAAGAAAAATCATCATAATAAACCCAATGTGCTGTTTCAATCTTGGCACCTGCTTGAATGGCAAGTTCATCAATTCGATTGTTCATTTGTCTA